TAATAATTTAAGTTCTGCTAAGTGTAGTAATACGGCTTATGGTGCGAAACCAAGCAGAACTTCCATTGAATGTAGTGTTCAAGTAGATGATTTATTTATTAATTAAACTTTTTGTAAAATGGCAAAGAAACATGATGAAAGAAAGGATTTAAAGTGTGTATCCCGTATTGCTGAAATTAATGGTAATCATATCATTGTTCCAACAAATGCTGTAATTGGTATTCACATGTGGGGTAGAATTGATTTTCTAGTTCATTATTGTGGTTATATTCTTAATCACAGTAGAACTGTTAAAGCTTCTAATCTTAAATTTGAAGATGCTGCTGTTAGCGCAAGAGAAGCTAAGAAGATTAAGAAAGAACATAAACTAACAAACAAAAAGAAATGAATGTAGATTATTCTAAGCTTAAATTTGTATTTAAGCCTAAAGCTTCTACTAAACGTAGAGCACCAACTATACTTCCTAATAAGAAGTTAACTAAATTAGTTCCTGGTCAAGTTATTCAAGATGAACAAGGTAATTTTACTGTTCGTATTAAGTACTTTGATTATATTAATAGACTTACCAAAGATACTAATATAAGTGATATAGGTAAAGATGGAGTAACTCTTCCTTTTACTGAAGATTCTTATGATTTAACTAAATGTGAACGTATATTCACTAGAGTTGGTCAAAGAAATAGACAATATATTAGTTTACTTCTTAGTGAAAGTGATAGAATATTCAAGAAAGCAGACCCTAATCGTTATGTACCTTTTTGTCATAACTGGATTTGTTCTTGTTGGATTGTTAGAATTGATGGTAAACTTTATGCTAAATTCAATAGAATTTTAACTCTAGTTGGTCATGATTATAATGTTAAACATTTAATAGATGATGAGGAGGATATATAATGAGTAATACTGATGAATTTACTATAAATACTCCTAATAAAAATAGAGCTAAAAAGTTTACTTTTACTGATGACCAAACAAAAGCTTATAATGGACTTATTAAGTTTATTAATGAACCTTATAATCCTAAAGATTTTAAGCGTGCTCTAATTGGTCCTGGTGGTACTGGTAAAACTTTTCTTCTTAAAGCTTTACTTCAAGATTGTAATATACCATTTTCTGAAATAGGATTAAGTGCTCCAAGTCATAAAGCTTGTAGAGTTCTTAAAAATAGTATTAGAGGTACTCATTGTAATGTTAATACTATTCAATCTGATTTTGGTTTTAAACCTAATTATGATATTGAAAAGTTTGATATTAACAATGTTACTTTTGCTTCTTATGGTCGTATAAAGATTGAAGATTATCGTCTATATATAGTAGATGAAAGTTCTATGCTTAATCGTAGTCTTGTTACTTATATTGATAAGATGATGAAAAAGTATAGTATTAAACTTATTCTATGCGGTAAATAATCATTGCCGTTTCTCTTTGAATTGCTGGAAACTCGTGAAGGTAGTAGTGCTACAACATAAGATGAAAATCTAAGTGTGAATGCTTGAAAAACTACTATTATATGACAATCAGCAGCTAAGGTTCGTGAAGGTGCTAGTGATAGTACTGAGAACAAAGTTCATCGACTATCCCAAATGGGAGTAGGAGAATTAATGTATGTTAATCTCCGAAGCGGAGAGAATTGATTATCGAATAAATTTACTATATTTGTTATTGATTTTAAAACATTAAAGATATGATAGATACAAGTAAATTAAAATTCGTTTTTAGTCCTAAAAGTGTTAGTAAAAGAAAACGTACTAATACAGCAGGTAGTCAAGGTTATCTAACAAAAGATTTAGATAAGTTATGTGTTTATGCTCATTATTATAAAAATGAAGATAAACCTTTCTATATTGGTCAAGGTACAATAGCTAGAGCTTTTGATGTTACATTTGCTAATAGAAATAGTGGTTGGAATAATAAAGTAAACGGTAATGTTAATAATATTACTATTAAAATATTAAACCGTTGTGCTAATAGTGAAGAATGTCTTAAATTAGAAGCTAAGTATATTGCAAAATATGGAAAACTTATTGATAATACTGGTTGTTTAGTTAATATTGATGATAGTGGAGAAATAATTGGAAGAGAAGGAAAAAATAATTATTTTTATAATAAACATTTTTATGGAAATACTAATGGTAATTATGGAAATAAATATTCTAAAAATCCTTTGTCTATACCAATTATTCAAATAGATATACTTGGAAATATAGTTAAACGTTGGGATTCTGCAAAACAAGCTAAAGAGCTATCTGGTTTTCATCCTCAACTAATAGCTCAATGTTGTTTAGGAAAAAGAAATATAGCACAAGGTTATCAATGGATATATGCTAAAGATTATAATGAAAATAAAGATTATAGTTTTATTCCTAATTCTAGAAATAGAAAAATAGTAATATGCTATGATATTTATGGAAATTATAAGAAAACATATTATTGCAATGATGAACTTATTGCTGATGGTTTCTCTCCTAAAGTTGTAAATCAAGTATATAATGGTGTTAAGAAATCTCACAAACATTTTATTTTTAAAGACTTTTTCTTTATGAGTAAATCTGATAGAGAAAAACTTATTAATAATGGTTGTATAGATTTAGATGCTTGGGCTAAAGTTAATCAATAAGATATAGTCAGGCTTAATATGAAAGTATTAAGGTTATGGATGATGCGCAAATCCCCCCTGTAAATGAGAAAGATAGTTATGCTTTTAAAGGTGTTACATCTTTCAGACTTACACAAATTGTACGACAAGATGAAGATAATCCTATAAGAACTCTTACTGAACTTCTTCGTGGTGATGTTTATAATGGAACTTTTAACTTCCTAAATTACATATCTCGTAATCGTAGTAAATTTGATAATACTATGACTAAAGGATTTGTAGTTTGTAATTCTGCTCAATTTCAGCAAGAAGTTGTGAAACAATTTAGTGACGAATCAATTACTCGTAATACTGATTATGTCAAAGTTATATCTTATACTAATAAAGCTGTTTCTAATTGGAATAAATTTATTAGAGAAAGTATAATTAAAGACAGTGAAAAATCTGTTATTACTAAGAATGATTTGATTACTTCTTATGTCACTATTGTAGACCAATTTAATGATGCAATTATTCAGAATAGTGAAGATTATATTGTAAAAGAGATAGCTAACTATACTCATCCACAATATGAGCTTAAAGGTTTCATGGTTAAATTTCAAGCTGTATTTGGTGGTCAAGTTACTTCTCCATTATTTATTATAGACCATAGAGATAAATATACTATGGCTATGTATTGTAAGATTGCTGATGATTTAATTCAACAAGCTAAAAATGCTCGTAGAGATATTCGTGCTGCTAAGTGGAAAGCTTATTATAAGTTTAAAGAATCTTGTCTTCTTCTTGTTAATATTGGTAGACCTGATGGTTCTATTCTTTATTATAGAGATTTAGATTATGGTTTTGCTATTAGTAATCATAAGTCTCAAGGCTCAACTTACAATGTAAGCATGGTAGATGTTATGGATATTGTTTATGATAAGTATGGCAGACCTTACACTAACGCTAGCGATATTAATAAGCGGCTTTATGTTGCTGTTAGTAGAGCTAAAGAAAAAGTATATTTGAGATATGGATATTGATAATAATAGCTTTGTTAGACTAGTTCGAGTTCTTAAACAAAAAGAACAAGATGTAGCTAGAATTAAAGATACTATATCTAATGGTATTCTTGATGAAAATGATTTGAACCTTGGTGATACTGTAAAGTTAACCAAAAAAGATAATAGTCGTACTGTTATCGGTACTCTCTTAGATGCTACTATTGTTATTATTGATGATAATTATCATAAAGGTGTTGTTGTTCGTCCTGATTATGTTTACGAAAGTGTTGAGTTTTCGCTGGCAGAATGGAACATCGAAGTGATTCCAAATTCATCAAATGACAGTTTTATTGACTTCTAAGCGATTTGAATAGTTTAGCTGATTAATTAATCACGAAAATTATTTGATGTGCTCAAATTTAAAATTAAAATATTAAATAAAATGTGTAGTATAAATAATAGTCTTTCTTTTAAAGAACGTGTTAAATGTTACATTAACAAAAAAGAAGAAATAGAAGCTGAATATAGAAGTAAAATGGAAGCTCTTAACAAAGAAGCAACTGCTGATATTCTTGCTAATTGTCCAATTAAAGTTGGCGATGTATATGTAACTGAATTTAATACTGCTTGGGGTGTTAAACGTCAGTATTATAAAGTTGCTAAATTTGAAGCTAACGTTAATGGTACAGTTATTGTTTATGGTTACAAACGTAAACTAGATAAAACTTGGGGTAAACGTGATAATATGTTCATGTTTATTGTTTCTGTATATGATAATTTTGTCGTTAAGGATTATGAGAAAGTAGAAAATTATGTTGAACCTAGTAAAGATTAATTAATTATGAAAAGAAGTGATAAAATTAAAGCTCGTAAGCGTATTGAAAATGGCTGTAACTTTCCTAGTCTTATGACTATTAGTAAATACCCTGGAGGTACTTGTCTTCCGTATACTTTCTTATCACCTTATGGCTTCCAACGTATGTGATGATTGTGCTTTAGGTATGTTTAATACTAAGTGCAAATGTCTTGATGGTGTTGGTAATCCAATGTCAGGTATGATTATTGTTGTACCTAATGTTGATTATAATGCTTATAAGAATAAAGGAATGACTTTTAGTAAGTATGTGGAAATAGTAAAGGAAACTATCACATCTTCTACGGGGGGTCTAGAACAACTAGACCCTTATATTGTTCCTCTTATTCGTTGTAAGCTTGATGAACGTTGTCCTGTAAATCAATATATAGCTAATAGATGTATGCTTCATACATTTGCTGATATTAGAATTAATAATATCAAGAAGATAATGCTTCTTGGTAATGCTGCTACTAATTTTGGTTTTGATATTACTAAAGGTAAAGATAAACTATATTATATAGCTCCTTATGTTTACAGTACAAATTACTCTCCTTTTATTAAGTTTATAGATGATAATAAATACGATGAATTTCGTAATCGTCTAGTTAAATGGCTTACTGCTAATAAAGATAATAATTATAATGGAATGGAAATAATTAAATTGATAAATGATTCATAGTTTAGCTGTAGACTTAGAAGTATTTGAGAATATGATTTCATTTACTTTTGTAGATGTTAGAGATTATCTTGATAAATTTGCAGATTGTAAAGGTGCTTTAACTGATACTTTAACAGTTGAAGAAATTAAATCTAGACTTGATAGTGTAAAGAGTTGGATATTTTATATTACTGATACAGATGATTCACAGATGTTAGAGTTGATAGACTTCTTTGAGAAGATGCGTCCTATAACTAAAGATGATGGTACTGTAGACAGATATGATTTATTTGGCTATAACAATCAAGCTTATGATGATATGATGACTAGAGCTTTCCTTATGTATTGGAATCGTTTTGATACTAGTAAACAACTTTGTTCATTTCTTAAAGAAGTGAATGATAAACTAATATCTCTACAAGATGATAAAGATGCTTTATGGAATGACCCTCTGCTTAATGTTATTCGTAAGTATAGATTACCTTATGTAACTGTTGATTTATTTAAAGTTTATGCTCTTAATTCTGCTGGAGTAAATGTAGATAAAGATACTGGTGAACGTAAGAAGTATGGTAAAAGTTTGAAGCAAGTTAGTATTAATCTTAAATGGTATAATCTTCTTGATTTTAAGCTACCTCCAATAGATGATGAAGAAGGTGATGTATATAGGAAAAAAGATGAATATAAAGGCATGACAAATGAACAATTAAATCATTTGTTTACTGCTGATTTTAATAGGTATCTTATGCCTAAATATATAAAGCCTATGCTTCATTATAATAAGAATGATGTATTTCTTGTTTGTGAGATAGCTAGACAAAAGCCTGATGAGATTAAACTTAGATATAGTCTAGGTCATGCTTTTAAACTCAATCTTCTATGTAGTGCTAGAAGTAATATTGCTGATAAACTTCTTAATAAGTTCTATTCTGAACGTAGTGGACTTAAAGAAGATGCTTTTAAAAATCTTCGTACTCAAAGAACTGCGTTATCGTTTAAACGTATAATATTTCCTCATATTAAGTTTAAGACTAAACAACTTCAAGACTTACTTGAAGAAATGAAGAAAGTTGTAATATATAGAACTAATAAAGATAGTTTTGTACGTGAAATAGATTTTTATGGTACAACATATACTCTAGCTACTGGAGGTATTCATACTCAAGATAAGCCTGTAATACTTAAAAGTACTGATAAATATGTTTATGTTCATCATGATTATACATCCTACTACCCGAGTATAATGATTAGTTATGAAGTAGTACCTGAACATCTTAATACTAAGGTGTTTGTAAACATGGTAGATTACTTTAAACAGACACGTGTTAAGTGTAAACATACTAAGGATGAAGATGGTTTTGTAGTTCCTGGTGTACATAATAGTCTAGCAGCTGAAGCATTAAAGATTGTAATCAATGCTATTTATGGTAAGTATGGTTATGAAAATTATTGGCTTTATGATAGACTTGCACAAATGAGAGTTACTATTAATGGTCAGTTAATGACAATGACTCTTTGTGAATCTCTTGAACTTGCTGGAATACATGTTGTTAGTGCTAATACAGATGGTATCGTTATAAAACTTCCTTATGATAAAATTGATGTTTATAATCAAATTTGTAAGGAATGGAATGAGACTAATAAAATGTCTGCTGATGATGAACATTATAAGATGCTTGTTAGTCTTAATGTAAATAACTATTTTGATATTCAAAGTAACGATAAACTTGAGTATAAAGGTGCTCTTGATCCAAAGCAGTATATCAAAGACCTTAAAAAGGGTTATGATATGCCTATTGTAGCTACTGCTGTATTTGAGTACTTTGCTCATGGTGTGTCTGTAATGGAAACTCTTTGTAATCATAAAGATATTCTTGATTTTTGTAAAACTCAAAATGTTGGTAAACAATTTGAAGTTGTTTATGAAAAAGTAGTAGATGGAAAACGTGTTGAAGTTCGTAGTCAACCTCATGTTCGTTTCTATGTATCTACTAGAGGAGTTGTGATTATGAAAGAGCATAAACTTACTGGTAATCGTAGTGTTCTAGCTAGTGGAAAACCAGTTCAAATTCTTAATTTACTTGATGATAAAGATATTAGTGAGCGTAATATAGATTATGCTTATTATTATGAAGAAGCTTATAAGATTATTAATCCTATTAAGCTTGGAATAAGTCCTAATCAGAAAGGTAATACAAAGAATAAAACTCTTAGTGGAAAAGCTCTATTAAAGAAGAACTTTGGTATGTATAATAGTTTATTTGATAATGAAGAAGAATAATGACAGAAGAACAAGTTTATTTAAATGCTGTTGATGCTTGGAGATTAAATAAAGGAATAGGTACTTTTGTAATACCTGCTCCTTTTGACGCTCTAAGACCTCTGCTTTATATTCTTCCACAACTTTACAATAAGTCTCCTACGACTAGTGTTGTTATTATTGTGAAAGATTTTGCAGATAGAAGTAGTATTGAAAGTTATTTAACTACTTTGAACAATGAAGTATGGAATAATTCTTTTCGTACTGTAATGCATAATGGAAGTCTTAGGATTTTAACTACTGAATATGCTGCTGAACATATTAATGATTATAGTCCTTTACTGACTATAATTTATAATCCTAGTATATTTCATTTTGTACATATAGCTATGATAGAAAAGTCTAAGTTTAATCTAGTAATTCTTAGTAAACTACTAGATAATAAAACTATGGATGATTTCTATACTGTTGCTCCTAGTATTGGTAACTTTAGTCAAAATGTTATTGATGAAATTAGAACTAACCGCCCCGTAAAAGAGTGTTTAGTAGGGTTAACTATAACACCTGATACTGAACTAGATAAAGAAATGACTTATTATAATAGGGAAATTTCTACTGCTCTAGCTATATTTGGTAACTTTGATAATATCAAGTATGCTCGATTGGGAAATAGTGATACTAATTGTTCTAGTATGATGATATGTGATGCTATTGCTCGTACTAATGGTTGGGATAATCATTTAGATATGTCTTCTGAATTTAATAGAGACATAGATAAACTGTATAGTCCTTCTGCTATTAAAGAACGTGCTGATAGTATTTATAATATTATTAGAGAACGTAGTACTAAACTTGCTAGTTCTAAAGATAAACTTAGTAATATCTTAGATATAGTCAATGATAATTTAGACAAGAATATACTCATTATAAACAAGTATGGTGAATTTGCTAATCTTGTTACTGATTATCTTAATGATAAATTTGGTAAAAGGATTTGTGCTAATTGCCATGATAAAGTAGATAACGTTCCTGCTGTAGATGATTATGGAAATCCTATTCTTATAAAGAGTGGTCCAAAGAAAGGTCAACCTAAACTTCTAGGTGTTATTGCTCAAAAGAAACTTGCACAGAAACTTATGAATAGTCATAAGATAAATGTAATTTCTTGTGGTGCGTCGCCTGACAAGTCTTTAGATGTTGATATTGATTTGGTTATAATCACTTCTCCGCTATGTGATACTATTGAGAGCTATTTCTATAGGCTTTCTAAGGTTCATTTCAGTAATGAGGTACTATTATATACCTTATTCTATAAAAGCACGTTAGAGGAGAAAAAACTAGAAGATAGGAGTATTCCAGCCAATCATACAATAATTAACGATTTTGATAGAAATGTTAAAGTTGATAATAATAATGATTATTGTATTGTTGATTAAGAAAAAGTTCTTATCTTTGCAGCAGAAATTAGAAAACGAACTAATAAGCTCTTTGAAATAATGAATGATACTAAAGATGAAAATGGTAGCAATCGTAGTTTGATTGTTAGACAAGATGATGTTAATACTGGTATTCATGTTCTAAATCTTCTTGATGAGAAACAACTTGCTAATGCAGAAGTATTTCTAAAGAAGATTATTGCTACAGAAAAAGGCGGTGTTAAGAGTGTAAATGAAGGTCTTGCTATTCTTATGAGAGCACAAGATTTAAGATTACCTTTTAGTACTTGTATAGAACATATCCATGTAATTAATGGTAAAACTGGTGTTGATGTTCATATCGTCAAAGCGTTGTTGTCAAGGGCAGGTATAGTCTGGGAAACTACTAAAGATTATGTACCTCAGTATAAGTATACTGATGGCAATAATGTTTATGATGAGACACTACTTCCACAGTATTGTGTTAAATGTCGTACCAAAGCAGAAGCTGAAAGTAAAACAGACGATGAAATAGTTGGTGTTTATCCTCTTAAATACTATAAAGATTTAAAAGGTAGAGTATACAACGAATTTCAAATTAACGAACAATGTATTAAGTGCATTAATCTACCACAAGCTATGAAAGTAGCTCAAGAAGGTAAGTTTCCTGTTATTAGAACTCAGGCTACTCCTACAGATTATGTTACTGAATATAAGTTTACTAGGTTTAAGAGAATATATGGTAAAGTAGTTGAAACTCATGCTGTAGGTCATTTCTCTTATACAGAAGCTAATACGGCTGACTTATTTACTAAAGATACTTTTAAGAAATATACTCGTATTATGATTGGGCATCGTGCCTTCATTTATGGCGCGCGTGACATAGCTAGTGATATTCTTATGGGTGTTATGTCAGACGATGAATTATCCGAAGTCTTTGCCAATTCAGTTCCTAATGATGAAGACTTTGTAAATATTGAAGAAATTTCTAATAGTGAAGTTTCTCCAGAGTAAGGAACAATTTAGTGTGTAAATAGTATTATACTATATAATTATTTTATTAACAATTTAAATATTTAAAATTATGAAGATTAACGGTTTATCATTCGGTATTTCAGCAGTTGCAAGTGGTGTTAAGAGTAGTGTAGTTAATGCTGAACCTCAGCTTATTGTTGCTACTACTAAGGGTGGTTTTGCTATCACAGGTTCTGTATCTAAGGCTCTTGGTTTGCAGGCTGGCGATAACATTATGTTTGCTAATAACATCGCTGATGTTGAAGCACTTGTAATGGCTAAGGAAAATGCCGATTTGTTGGAGTATGCTAAGAATAATGGTTTCGACCTTGAAACTTCTGAGGGTGTAGAAGCTTGTATTAAGTCTCTTACTGTTTGGTATATTGCTAAGGGTGTTCCTATGTTTAAGAAGGATGGTTCAGAAGCTACTGTAGCTGTTCGTCTTACTAAGGAAGAGAAGAAGAAGCTCTATGATGAGAATGTTGATGCTATCATTGCTGCTAATCGTGCTCAGCTCATTGCTGCTTACAATCTTAATGAGAATGCTACAGATGATGAGATTAAGGAGCATTATACAGTTGATGAAATGCAGAGTCCACAGACTCAGGCATACAGTGGTTGTAAGCTTGCTGCTAGTGGTAATGCAGTTGGTACTGGTCTGAAGCTTAACTTCTCTGATACAAACAACTGGGAGCAGCTTAAAGCTGATATGGAAGATAAGACTGCTTTGAAGCGTGTATTCTCTGTTGATATTAAGAATGGTGAGACAGGTAAGTTCAACGATGGTCATAAGATTGTTGATGTTATCTATTATCCACTCGGTGAGTATACTGATGAGAAGCCTGCTCGTGTAGCTGCTAACAAGGCTGCTGAATCTGCTGAGTAATTAGTTCATTCATTAGATATTCATTCGCTTTTATTATAGGGGACTGAGCAAATCAGTTCCCTTTTTTAATCAATTAATATAAACGTTTAAAACTTAATTAAGTTATGACAGATGTAACAAAAGAAGCAGCAGCAGTTGCAAATGGTGCTGCAAAAAAGAATCGTAGAGGTATTAGTAATAACACAGTAGCTGCTGCTCGTCTTAAATTTCACGAGAAAGATGCTAGTCCAGCTAATGGTTTATTTATGGCTCATCTTGATTCTGTAAGTGTAGAGTGGTCTCAGAGTGGAGAAGGTAATTCTTTTGCTGGTCTTAAAATGCCTCGTCTTGTAGTTACTTTTGCTAGTAACCATGAGAATATTAAGGAACGTCGTTATGTTACTAAGACTTTCTTCCCAGTTGAGAGTAATGTTGATACTATTCCTGGTGGTAAGAATGCTTGGCAAGTAGATGCTCTTCTTAATTGGACAAAGCATCTTCTTGATGTATTTTATCTTAAAGGTCGTGAATTAACTCCTGAAGAGGAAGATGCTCTTACTCTTACATTTGAAGATTATACTGAAGATGAGAATGGTAATTTGGAGTACAATACAGTAGATGCACAAGATGTTCTTAATGGTTATCGTCATATCTTTGAGAATGTTGCTGCTATGCTCAATGGTCAATTTAATCTTGCTGATGGTGCTACTCCTAAGCCTTGCTTTAAGGATGGTAATGGTAAACCTATTTCTTGTTGGATTAAGTTGCTTCGTGCTACTCGTAATCGTAAAGGTGATTGGGTAGATGTTGATAAGAGCAAAGATTTGCAGTTTACTTCATTTGTTGGTTCTGGTGCTATTGAGCTAGTTAAGATGAAGGAAGGAAAGATTCTTCCTCCTGTTATTCTTGCTATTGATAAAGTTAAGGAAAGTATTACTCCTAAGCAGACCAATAAGACTCCTACTGTTGGTGTTCCTGGTATTCCTGGTATGCCTGGTATGACTGGTGGTGCTGTAGTTCCTCCTGTTGGTGGTGAGTTTGCTGGTGGTGCTCCTACTGGTGCCGGATTTGATCCAACTGCTACAGATGACCTTCCATTCTAAGTAGATAAGTGAAGAGTTATCTCTTTGCCTACTAATTCTCAACTAAAGTTTAATTGTTCTAAGGGGTAACGATGGTAGTAATACTGTTGTTGCCCCTAATTTTTTATCAATATGAAACGTAATGCTAACACAAGTAAACTTACAAAAGCTTTTATAGAATCTAGAGTAAGTCAAGAAGAAATTGTAAGTAAATACTTAGATATACCATTAGAAGTAGTTAGAGATTGTGTTGAACATAATCATCTTATTACTTCTGTATTTCGTGATGATGATACTGATGGTAGTATGGGTATTGCATACAATGCCAAGGGTAGACTTAAAGTTCGTGATTTTGGTGGTGCTGGTTTCTTTGATGATGTGTATGGTGTAGTAGCTTACGTATTAAGTATTGTATATGAAAGACCAATTAGTACAAATAATAAACAAGATTTTTATTTTGTACTAAGTCATATTTATAGAACGTTTTCGTATGAAATTGATAATCGTATTAATGATTATGATATAGACGAATCTATAAAGAATGCTCTCGTTAAAGCTCGTAAGAAAAAAGCTATTATTGAAATTGTTCCTCGTAGTTGGAATCGTCAAGATAAAGCTATATGGGCTAAATTAAATGTAGATTTGAATTATCTTAATACTCATTTTGTTATTCCAGTTGAACAATATTATATTGATAGAGTAACTAATCCTACTCCTAAATATAAAGATGCTAAAAATGACCCTTGTTATGCTTATATGCTTGGTCGTAATAAATCTGGAGTATATCTTATTAAACTATATTTTCCATTACGTGATAGAACTAAGGAATTAAAGTTTGTAACTAATTGTAATGTACTTGAAGGTCTTCCTAATCTAGAAAGAGAAGATTATGATTATATTATTATAACTAAGTCTAGTAAAGATAGATTAAGTTTAGGTAGTCATCTAAGCAAACATATCTTCTACGGGGCGGATGGAAAAACTCTTAATATTGGAGTTATTAATCTTCCTAGTGAAAATTATAGACTTAAAGCTAATGAATATACTTGGCTTAGAAAAAGACTTAATAATGAAGGTATGATTGTTAGTCTTCTAGATTTTGATAGGACTGGACGTGATGGTGCTGATTATCTTTTAGAAACTTATGGTATTCCTTATCTTTTTATTACTCGTGGAGAATTTGGACTTGAGAATTATGAGTGTAAAGATTTTGCTGATTTACATGATAAATTCAATAATGATGAAATAGATACTTTTATTAAAGAAACTATTAGATATGTCGAAATCCGATACAGAAAAGATAAGAGTGATACCGATGCCTATTTCAAAAGATTATCAGACTGTGATTTGCCATACTGAGAAAGTTGGTAATAAAATCAAATCACAAACTCGTATTCTTATGACTTGGATAAGTGATAAAGAAGAAGCTTTACTCGATAAAGGTAAAGCTATTTCTATAACTAGAGGTGGTATTACTTTTGATCTTGATAAAGACAATATATTTTCGTATGGTGAAGTAGATTTTCATGATGGTACTGAAGATTATGATGCTTTAAATGAATTAATTCCTTTTAAAGATATTGTTCATATTCCTCTTAATTACGATTATGATACTCATACTTGTAAAACTCCTACAAAAATGTATCAAACTAGAGAAACTGATGATATTGGTGCTATGGCTCAATATGCTCATGGTCGTCTAGGTAAACCAGATAAAGTTGTAATATTCAGATTAATAGCTAAACAATGGTAAGATTTCCAAAAGCTTATACTATGCTAATAGATGAACAAGTTAAAGCTATGGCTGTTAAAGACATTAGTACTTGTGGTGCTGATGAATTTATTGCTAAAGCTTGTGTTTATCTTGATTGTTCTCGTGTAAAAGATGATATGAGAATGATGCAAACTATTGGTACTCCTTATCAATATGAAGTTAGTCGTACTCTATATGGAATTAATTATGCTCTTGAACAAGGGTGGATTGATGAAAATAAAAGAGACGAATATGTTTCTAAACTTGTAGCTTTACATAAACGTAATCTTAAATATGAAGAAGATAATCCTCCTATCATATATGATAAGAAGAAAGGTTTAAAGAAGACTACTCGTACTACTAGAAAGAAAGCTAAAGAAGGAACTCTTGAAGGTTTTGAAAAACCTAAGAAAGAGAAAACTCAAAGTGCTGCTCAGTTAAATGCTCAAGCTAGAGCTAAACTTATTAGTAAACTTAAAATTAATATATGAGACTATATAAAAGAAATGCAAAAGGTGAACCTCAATTTTGGGATATATCTGAACTTCCTAATGGTAACATATCTTTGAAATATGGTTTAGTAGCTGGAGCTACTGTCCATGATGAAGAAGTTGCTAGAAAGTTAGTTAAAGGTAATGAGATTGAATCTCGTATTAAAGCTAAACGTAAAGAAGGATATAAAGAAATTTCTGAGCTTAAAGATAGCGGTCCTGTTGAAATTAAAGATAATATAGCTTTAATTAATTATCTTAATACGTATCTCCCAAAGAATAATACTACTTATGAAGGCTTTGTTCTTCCAATGCTTGCAAAAGTACTTAAAGATAACAAACCTTTTGATAAACGTAGTTATTTAGGTCAATATAAAATTAATGGAGTTAGATGTATTGTTGGTGCTGAACAAACTAATGATATGTTTAATCCTGTTAGACTTACTTATCGTTCTAGAGAAGGTACTGATTGGACTCCTAAACTTACTTGGATGGATGAAGTAATTCTTCCAGCTATTAAAGATGATTTACTTGATGCTATGATTGAAGAAGGAGCTTGCCTTGATGGTGAACTTTATATTCCTGGTTATAAAGTAAACGATATTAATAGTTTTGTTAAGAATGAAAAGCTTCCTCAACATCTACTTCTTCAGTATTGGTGTTATGATATTGCTATAGATAATATGAGTTATGAAGCTAGACGTAAGTTTAAGAATGATAACATAAATAGACTATGTTATACTTTTGATACTTACGAACAGCATCTTAACAATAAGAGTAAACTCATATTATTACCTGATGTTAATATCACTAATATTTATGATGCTACAAGATTTAGAGATAAGTTTATAAGTCTCGGTTTTGAAGGTCTTATTATTCGTGATGTTAATTCTGCTTATCAATTTGGTGCTCGTAATTTAGCTATGCTTAAATATAAACGAGTTGATGATGCTAAGTTTAAAATCGTTGATGTTATTCCTGAAGGAGTTAGAACTACACTTTGTAAATTTGTTCTTAAAAATGACATTAATGATGAACTATTTGAAGCTACTGGTAATTTTGACCATTCAAGACAAGAATATATTCTTAAACATAAAGAAGATTTTATTGGTAAACTTGCAACTTGTGAGTTTCGTGAAAGGTCGGGTGTTAAGAACGTGCCTTTTCATTGTAAATTAGTGGACATTCAAAAGTAGATATAACAATGAATTTAAATGCTTATGATAACGTAAAAGAAGAATTAGATAAACATAAAACTTGGTATTCTCCAAAGTTTAAAAGATTATATAGTCGAGAAATAAAGTTTAGAATGTTCTATAAGTTTATGAAACGATGGAATGAAAATATTAAACGAAATGATTATTTTCTAGCTGTTAGTATGAATAATGTTGATGGTAGATTTAGTATAACTAATAAAGATAATTATAGTAGATTAAAGTTTTCTGTTCCTAAAGAAGTTATTGAAGATTCTATTCTTAATTCTATGACTATAGATGTTAATGTTGAAGTTAAACTTGTTGATGCTCAACCTGATGGTGAAGTGTATCAGTTGAACATATAACATCAAATTGCTAGAGCCGCCCCGTAGAAGATGTGGCAGATTTCCACTTTACTTCGTGCGTGAGCGGCTTTATTATGCTCGCTTATTAGTTATTCACATAACTAAATTCAATTCGTTAGAAACAAAATTAAAATATTAAATAACTTAATAATATGACTAATGAAGATTACAATAGTGGTTGTTTTGGTTGTTTCGTTATTATTATACCTTATGTAATAATAGGAATTTTAATGCTTATTTATTATGCTATTCGCAATCATGCAATTTAGAATAATGTACTTATTGTATAACATTTAAAAAGTAAAATTATGACTAAAAGTAAAGTAGGTGCTGAACCTAAGAAACAAAGAGTTAGACATGCTATTACTAAAAGTGAAGGTATCCATGAAGGTATTCATCGTGATGAGTATGGATATTATGATAGTAGTTATCACTGCTATTGTTTTGCTTATGGTTATTTCTTTCATAGAGGAAAAGGTCTAGCTGAAAAACTTACTCCTGATTATATTAAAAATAATTGGGATAAAGAAGGCTGGTGTGGAGGTCTTAAAGGTTCTTGTATGGCTCGTATTGACCGTAAACGTAAAATAGCTGTAATTAAAGAAGGAACTGAATATGATTGGGATATTGAACATGGTCTTCCAGCAGGTTATGCTATTTATAAGACTGAAGAAGATATTCCTATTTATGATATAACTGAACCAAAAAACAAAAAGATACTTATTAAAATGCATTTAAAGTATTTAATTAAGAAGTATCTTGAGACTTTTGGACATGAATATAAAGTTCTTAGTTCTATAAGTAAACAAATTCCTGACCATAGTTTTATTGCAGCTAAAAGAAATGAATATTTTGTGGCTATTAAAGCTTTTGTAAATAAATATAAGTTTATTCCTAGATGTAAGCCTTTATCTGATAAAGTATTTTATATTAATCAGTATAAAGTTAAGTTCCCTTCAATTAATGCTATTCTTAATGATGCTTTGTTTGATGATGAACAAAAAGAACATATTAAGAAATGTAAGTTCTATACAAAGTTTTGTCTTCATAAAGGAACTAATTGGGCAGAGCTTAATAAGAAATGGTCTGATGAATATGTCGCAGAAGTAGAAGCTAAAGATAAAGCTGAGGAAGAAGCTTTTCGTAAAAGAGAAGCTGAATATAAAATTAAAACTGAAAATAACTATAAAGCAGCTTTAGCTAAAGCTAATCAAACTATTGATGAATGGAGAAAAGGAGGTACAAAACAAGAAATCCATTATACTATGTATTATTCAAATCCTGATACTAGAACAATTAAAGCTATGGATAGTGTATTGTATCATACTATGTTTCCTAATACTCAACTTAGAATTAAACCTGATAAACCTAATTGGGTTGAAACTAGTAGAGGTGCTTTAGTTCCTTTAGAAACTGCTATTAATATATTTAATCAATTATATGTTGATTATATTCTTAGCGGTAAGACTGAATTTCAATTTAAATATAATGAATTTAAAATTGGTTCGTTCTGTGTTTCAAGAATTGATTATTCAGATAAATATATTGATATTACTCATTATAAAGATAAATCTGATTTTCTAGGATATAAAGAATGGAGATTTAGAATAGGTTGTCATACTTTATGGTTTGATGATATTAAAGATTTTGCTAGATATTATAATCTGCAAGATAAACTTAGTTTTCCTCTAGATAAAACTACTGCTGAATGTATGGAGAATCATTTGATTCGTTTACCTAGTGGAAGAACTATCGAAGCTGTTGGAACAATAGATATTTAACTTAATAAAATAATAATTATGACAGAAAGTGATTTAAAGTATTGGAAAGCGGTGCTTAATGGAGTAGTTCCAGAGCATCTTGTAACTCCTGAAGTTGTTGCATTACGTGACCAACAAAATAAGATGCTTAATCTTATGGCTAAAAAGAATGCTGATTATGGTAATGCTTTCAATAAAGGTTGTGATAAACTAGGCTATAGATATGGTTTAGCTAGAATGTATGATAAAGCTAATCGTTTGATTAAGCTTATCGAAGATGATTTTAATGGTTACAGTAATCCTAATGTTGAAGATGAAAGTATGTTTGATACTATTCAAGATTTAGGTAATTATTGTAATATGTTATTAGCTTGGCAAGCTAGTAATGAAGGATATGAACCTACCATACCTTCTACGGGGGGGTTAGAAAAATCTTTCATTGATATTTCTACTCTTGTTAAAACAGATAAACTTATTCTTATCGAAGAAACCAGTAAGAAAGATGTAACTAATGAAATTATAGTTGCTTATGGTTTTGAAAATCTTTGTAAAGACAAAGATGGATATGTATATAATTTATCTGCTGACAATAAAGAAATTCCTGTTACTAGCGAACATAAAGAAAATGTAGTAGCTATTTCTCCTGAAGAATATGCTGCTGGAAAAGATTTTGTTAAACGTAAAAAGTAAATAATATGATTAAAGTTGTAAATCCTAGTGTTGAAGTTTGGAAACAAGATGGTTATACACTTGATGCTATTTTTAAACATATAGCTAGATGTGCTCGTGTTTGTTATCAATCAACTCCAAAGAATAATGGAGAAACTGATTACGGTTTTGTAGTTAGAACTCTTTTAAAAGGTAAAGATGTTATAAATAAACCTTACAATATTGAAGATATTAAAAGTTGTCATTTAAGTGTATTTGAACATGGTATCGTACATTTAAAACTTCCTCTAACTATTGCTCAAGGTATTATGCAAAGTAAAAGATTTACCAATAACCATTATAGTAGAAGTAAACTATATGGAGATTATTGTTATGTAACTACTAATATGAGAGTTATTATAGAAAATGCTTGGGTAAATGCTCTTGAATTTATAGATAATAATAATGGTTGTCCATATTATATACCAAGAGTTACTTTTTCTTTTACAACAGATATTGGTGCTAGTCGTGAACTCAATCGTCATAGAGTTAATAGTGTTAGTGAAGAAAGTACTCGTTATTGTGTTAGTGGAGATACTAAACTTAAATTTAAAAATCCTCATCTTCATTATACAATTAAAGAGTTTTATGATAACTTTGTAAATTTACAAAGAAGTCAATTAGAATATCTTAATGAATATACTGGAGAATTATTGTTTGGACCTGCTAATAAAGTTTTCTATAACGGAAAAAAAGAAGTATATAATGTTGTTACTAAACTTGGTTATTCTTTAAAATGTACTGTTGATCATAAGATATATACACCTAATGGATATGTTGAATTAAAAGATTTGTCTGTTGGCGATAAAGTTTATGTAAATGGTACTGAAACAACAGTTTTATATAGAGATAAATCTTGGCTTGAAAATCAGTATATTACTTTAGGTAAAACTGTTAAAGAAATAGCTAATGAATTTGGTTATAGTAAATATGTTATAGATAAATGGTTAAGAAGATTTCAAATAGCTAGACCTGATAGTGATAACACAGAATTATATAAGGATAAAGATTGGCTTTATGAGCAAAATATAACTCTTAACAAAACTTTTGTTCAAATATCTAAAGAAACAGGTTATAATGTTAGTACTTTAAAGAAGTGGGCAAAAGTTCATGGGCTTCCTCAAAAAGGCACTGGATATTTTAATGTAGGTCATAAACCTTGGAATAAAGGTCTTTCTGAAAAAGATGATGAAAGAGTTAAACGACAAGGTGATGCTTTAAGAAATTTTCATTATGATAAATCTAAGAAAGGAATTTCTATATTAAAAGAAGATACTACTAATTATCAAAAACATAATACAAATGTTTGTGAAATTTGTGGTTCTACAGATGATGTAGAAGTTCATCATATAGACAAAAATCATAACAATAATAATCCTGAAAATCTTATTTCTCTATGTTCTAGTTGTCACACCAGAATTCATAATCAGAGTTTGTTAATAATATATGCTGATGAAATAGTATCAATTACTAGAATTGGTATTGAGGATGTTTATGACATCGAAATGCCTAATTATCATAATTATGTTGCTAACGGAATAGTTGTTCACAATTGTGCTTATGATAAAAGTAAATTTGGCAATGGAATAGCTGTTGCTAAACTTCCTTGGATTAAAACTATAGATACCAATGATGAATTTAATGTAACTACATATAATAATGGTTTTTATAGTGATGAAGAAATTTATGATAAATCTGCTAATCTTATTGAACCTAAAAATACTGATGATTGGACTGCTGTAGATTGGTTCTTTTATGGTCTTCAAATTTGTGATTTAGTTTATCGTAAAACTCGTGAACTTGGTTGGACTGCACAACAAGCTAGAGAAATTCTTCCTCTTAATACTAAAACTCAAGTAGTTCATACTGCTTTTGTTGATGATTGGGAGCATTTTATAAATTTGCGTTCTAATGGTGTTAGTGGAGTTCCTCATCCTATGGCTAAGGAACTTGCTGATAAAGTTAAAAATTTAATTAATTATAAAACATGTGGATAAGCATATTAAATTATAATTCCGGACAAATTGAAGTTTATGATGTAACTGATTGTTTCGCAGAAAATAAAACTGCTGCTGATGATAATGAAAGAGCTGTAGATTGACTTGAATCAAACGGTTATTGTTCTGCTGAAACTGTATTCATGCTAACTGATGAATGTCCTTTGTGTGTAGTAAATAATGTAGAAACTCATTTAAACTTATAAATTATGGAAAAGACAATTAATGAAGTTAAGAAGAATGCAAAGACTTTAGAGAATGATATTCTAAAGTTAATTAGTGATTTTGAAGTAGCTAATCCTGAAGTTGAAATTCGTGTTAATGTAGGTCGTAATTATTCTACTGAATTAGGTAAAGCTAGTCATACTGTAGATATAAACTTATCAATTAAATAATTAAGTAATATGGGAAAAAGTATTTTTGATATTGATAAAGAATTGTATTCTATTTATGATGAAATTGAAGAAGCAGGTGGAGAAATAACTCCAGAAATAGAAGAAAAGCTTGAAATTAATGGTCAAGAAATGACTAATAAAGTTAAGAATATAACTAACTTTATTAATAATTTGAATGCTGATATTCTTGCTATTAAGTCTGAGACTGATAGACTTGCTAAACTCAAGAAATCTAAAGAGAATACAATTAAAGGTCTTACTAAACTTGTTATCTTTGCTATTAAAAATTATGGTAAAGAAGATAAGAGTGGTAAGAAGTGGATTGATTGGGGTACTGGTAAAGTAACTATTCGTAAAAGTGAAACTATTGAAGTTAATAGTAAGAAACTCGAAGCTATCAATGATATGCTTAAAATAACTTTTGCTAATGGTATATATACCGGTACTCTTAATCAAAATTCTTCTGTAGACGAACAAGCATTACTTGATGCTATTGTTAATACTGCTAAAGATTCTGGTAATTACGAATGTAGTGAAATTGAAATAGAAGACCTTGATGATGTTAATATTGAGGTTACTGTTCCAGTTAAACTTACAGACCTTCTCAAGGGTGATGGTTATCAGCTTATGACTAATATCGGAGCTGTTAATCGTGATGGTTGGAAATTTAAACCTAGTATTGATAAGAAACTTATGAAAGTTAAAATCAAAGATGATGGTTGTGTTTCCAATATTGCTGAAATTGTTGAAAATGATAACTTAACTATCAAATAACATGAGAGTTTCAGAATTAATACAAAAACTTAACAGTCTCCAAGAAACTAATGGAGACTGTCAAGTTATGGTTGATGATTTATATGCTAATAGTGTGAATTATGATTCTACTTTAGGTTGTATAAATATAAAGTCTTATTAATGTAAATAATAATATTATGTATAATGTATATTTCGTTAAAACAAATATTAAAGTAAAAGCTAATACTTTTCTTAATATTAATATTCTAGCAGAAGATTTATCTGATGCTACAAGTAGTGCTTCATATCTTAGATATAACGGTGAAGAACTAAAGAGACATATACTTAGTGTAGAACTTATTGTTTCAAATGCAATACGTGATACATGGAGCGTTAAAGATTTAAATCCTAATTATACAGGAGAAAATAAAGATAATCAAGAAACTCTTCCTCCTACTGATAATATTTAATTTAATGTTTAACAATTTAATAACGCTGAGTTATGAGTAAATTTAATCGTGGTGGTCTTCCTTGGGCTATTGGTAAAGATGTATCTGATTGTGTAACTGCACAAGATGTAATGAAGAAAGCAGGTCTTGATTGGTCTGTTCAAAAGTGTGAACTTGTAGGTAAAATGCCTTTTAGAATAGGAAGTAATAATGATTTAGGTGAAGATGCTTTTGTACATGATGGTAATATTTATCGTGAGTGTGCTAATGCTTATGCTACCTATCGTACAGATTGTAATTATCCTTTAGGTATAGTTAAAGATAAGTATGAAGTTGTTCAAAATATGGATGCTTTCAACTTCTTTAATAATGCTATTGGTGAAGGTAAAGCAATTTGGGATAAAGCTGCTTGTCTTAATATGGGAGAGAAAGTATATGTTAGTGCTAAACTTCCAATACAAACTTCTGTAAGTAAAGACGATGTTATAGATAACTATCTTGTGTTTAGTAATGGACATGATGGTGGTTCATCTGTAGATATTATGATTACTCCTGTTCGTGTTATTTGTACTAATATGCTTAATGGAGCATTAGATAAAGCTTCTTGTCATATCAGACTTAGACATACTAAGTCTATAAAAGAGAAACTTGAACTTGGTGCTCAAGTACTTAAAGTTGCTTGTTCTCATGCTTTAGATGCTCAAGAACTTTATCGTCATCTTACTACTATTAAGATGAGTGATGAACAAGTTTATAAGTATCTTTGTGAATTACAACTTACTCCTGCTGAGATTGAACGAATTAATCAGTACGACCCTAATAAAGGTTATGCTAGACTTGTTGCTCGTGATTATAGACTTCTTGAAGCAGTTGAAATATCTTCTCGTAAAGCTAATCAACTTTATAATATGATGGATTACTATAATGATGGTATCGGTCAGAAAGATATTTGTGGTACTGCTTGGGGCGCATATAATGCTGTAACTGGTTTCTATTGTAACGTTGCTAATCTTGAAGGTGAGAAACGTATGAATAGTCTTGTTTGGGGTAGTGCTAATAATAATATGAATAAAGCACTTAATTCTGTTGTAGCTTATGCAAGTTAATTTTAATGGAAAAGAAAATCAATTTAAAGTACCTCATTACAAAGTTGGTGATGAGGTACTAGCTTTTAGTCATATTAGTGGTAAATTCTTTGTTGGTACAGTTAGTGCTGTAAATAGTTATGCTGATACTAACCAAAGTGTTGTAAATTACACTATTATGATTGATGAAAATAAAGGTGTTCCTAATGTTCCAGAAGCTTTAGTATTCGATAATAAAGACGATGCTAAAGATTGGGTAACATCATTAGGAATGATGCTATATAACTTTTAATACTCTTCTTTACGGGGAGGATAGAGCAACTACTAGTGTTAGAATACTAGAAGCAGCTAAAGCCGCCCCGTAGAAGATGTTTAGTGGTTAAACTATCGTTAAACTACTTATTATTAGTAGTAATACTGATGATAATGCTTATCTTTGTAGTGATAATCATAGCAACTAACATTAATATGTTGTATTATATATTATATAGGTACGTTGTAACATATTGAGTGTTAGTTTATTAAACATTATTTAACGCTAAAAAATGTAGGTTGTTGTGATAGCAACCTACTTTTTTTATATATTTGCACAAGCGTTGATGATGTATATAATACTTATGGTACTATGATTACTTTTATAAATTATAAAACAATTATGGCTGAAGCAAAAGGTAAAGCTAGAACTAAAATAGATGGTAAACTACAAGATGTAGAAACTATTTATGATGTGTTTAAAGGAGCAGGAACATATTTTGCTCCTGAAATAGCCGTACATTGTTCTAAAACTGCAACTCAAGTAGCTTATTATATCTATAAGAAACTTAGTCAAAATCAAACTAGTTTTAGAATAGTTACAAAAGAAGTAATTAACTCCGGTTTAGTTAATGCTAAAACTCCAGATAGAGTTAGAGATGCAATTAAAGAATTAATTAAAGCTGGTGTTATGATTGCTTGGAAAGATATAGAAGGTATTGATGAATATAATTTTGATATTGATTCTAAATATTATCTATTAAATCCTCTTGTTATTAGACGATGTAGTACTAATGCTTTTAAACGTAATTGTGAAACTACTAAAGATAGATTCAATAATAGTAAACAATTATGGATAAATGAATATGATGCTATAGTTTATAATTTTGATACTAATGTATTACAAATAACATATAATTAAATTATGAGTCAATTAAGTAATCGTATTGCAGATGCATTTATTAATTATGCAAATGCTTTTAAAGAAACTCCTGACAACAGAGAGTTAGCTGAAAAAGAACTTAAAGAAGCTCTTCGTACAGCTATTGATTTTGTTCCAGTTAAAATTTGGCTTGACCCTAAAGTTAAAGCACAAATTCCAGAGTATGCTCATTATATGGCAGACCCTAAAGAAATGGGATTTGGTGGTCATGCTACTGATGCTTGTTGTGATGTAGTCTGTACTTCTATTGAGAAGACAGATGATGGACGCATTAAATGTGGAACTGGTATTCATGTAGCTCTTGAATATAGAGATTCTCTGACTTGTCGTCCTAATAGTAGAATTACTAAAATGGGTTATGTTGTAGCTAATGTTCCAATGACTCTGGATGAAAGTTATAGAGGTGAATTTTTCATTGTTTTTAGACCTATTGTAGATAATCCTACACCAATTAATATTGGTGATGTTATTGGTCAATTTGAAGTTCCTCATCATCGTCAAATTGATTGGGCTTTAGTTGATAAACTTGAAGACCTTGGCACAACTGATAGAGGTGATGGTGCATTTGGTTCTACAGCAAAGAAATAATTAATAATTTAAATAGTAAACAATATGAAAAAGTGGGTATCAGAAATGATTAAGCAGCACGCACATACTGCTATCGAAGTTAACAATGTAGCTAAGTTTATTGAAAATGCTAAGAGTAGTGATAAAGTTAATAAAGTAACTTTTGCTAATCTTGCTTTGCTTCTCAGAGATTTGAAGAATACTGCAAAGACTTATGAGACTATTCTTAACAATGAAGGAGTTAATTTTGCTCCTGATGGTTCTTATTATGAAAAAGTAGCTGAGATAAATGAAAAGAAAAATCCTGATAATAACGACTAAGAATTGTCTTGGTTGTTCTATAGTGATAAATAATATTCAAACAGTTATTGCTAAATCATCTAAAGAAATAGCTCTTGAAATTAAAGATTTTACAGAGCTTCCTAAAAGACTTATTCATAAGTATAAAGCTTATGATTATCCTACTACAGTATTTCTTGAAGATGATGAAGTAACATTTAAATTTGTTGGAAGTACTCATGTGAACTGTATACAGAGGTATATAGATTTGTATTTGAAATAAAACTGAAATTTTTCTTCTGATGTTTCTGCTAGTGCTTGTGAAAGTACTAGCAGTTTTTAATTTAAAATTATTATGAATCCAAATTATAATAAACATAAGAATATAGCCATACTTATATTTGCTATTGTAGCTGCCGGACTTGTTGCTTGTAGTTACAATAAAGTTTCTAATAATAAACCTGTAAGTATGGATAGTTGTGGAATTAATGATGATTTCTATGAAATAAATGATGTTGATTCTACAAATGATGGATATGACACAGATAGTGTTATTTATCTTGATGCTAATGGTAATATAATTAAAGCTCCTTTTAAATAAGAAGCTAATTAGTTATATGGCAGTAGATTGTTTCAAAATGATGTTGCGTTCTTGAGGAATTTAAATTCTCCTCTGTCGCATTAATTCTCTTCTTCTGAATAGTTATTCAGTCGTAATCTTAAAGTAGCTTAGAAGTCATTTAAAGTGTAATTTATTTAATAACCATTCTTACTTGTCAGTCTTATTTCAGCTCCAGGCATACGAGTTTAATCTGTGCCAAACTTAGTGGGAAACTCCCACAATTACATAATAAATGATTTCTAAGCAACTTACATATCAATGTCGATTAATCATACTACTTTAATTATTTGACCGCTTACGAAAGAAATTAAAATATTACTTATGTTTTTGATATTTGCATTCCATGTTATAAGAATTCATAATTCAACATTAGCAGCAGCGGCTGCATCATTTTTAATCATTGTTTTATATTATGAGTAGCTTGTCCGTGAGGATGAGTTACTCTTTTTTTTTATTTATTAGTAGCGACACATTATGACACATTAAACGAAAAAGAGCTAGACAGTCATCACGACTATCTAGCTCAAGAACTTTATAAATATCACCTTAAACCACATTTAAAACCCATAAAGAATTAATTTAGCAAGTAGTTTAGAACTTATAGCATTTGCTACTCTAGCAGGATTCGAACCTGCTCTGACAGAACCAAAATCTGTAGTGCTGCCATTACACCATAGAGCAATAAAGTTTCGCATACATCTGTAGTAATTTCATGGCAAAAACAGGAAAACCTTTATCTGTTGCAAAGATACTATTAATATTAATATCTCCAACAGATAAAGGTCTTATTTAATTCTTATTAGTAGAAGTATTACTATCAATGTCTTCTACGGGGCGGATTTAATCATTTACATTAGTAGGTATTATACCAAGTATATTATCTCCTAATTTATAGTAACTGTTACTCTTATCAAGACCAGTAATATTACTATAAGCTCTATAGATAGGTATTTGTCTAGTAGTAAGAACATAAAGCTTATTTTCTCCAGAATATCTACCACTACTATAATCCCAGTTATAATCATCACCAGCTATAAGTCCTTCTGCTATAATATTCATAGCTTTAAGAATATCACTAGGCATAGTCTGAGCTGCAATAGGAGAACTATATAACTTCTTACCTTCAGTTATAACAAATGGAGGAGTATACATCATAACTTGAGTTGCAAGACTATCTGCTTCATAAATAAGAAGATTTCCTAAAGTACTATTTTCAAGTTCTTTATCATCCCAAATTGCATGAGCAGCAAGAGACATAGCAATAGCAGATACTGAACCAGCAACATTACCCATAGCTCTAAGTATTGCAGCACGTTGATAACGAGGTAACATATTCCAGTTTGTATTAAAGTTTGTAACCATATCTACATAACCCATAAACAACTTTTGAAGAGCTTGTAATGCACCAAGTTGAGTACCATTAATTTCTCTATCTGCTTTAATCTTATCTAAAGGCATCGAAAGGAAATCCATAAGAGCTGGACCACAACCTAATGTAAAAGCCCCACGTTCTTCATTAAAATAACCTTGTCTTCTATAATGTTTAAGAATACCAGGATATATATGTTTATGATATTGCATAGCAAGACTACCCCACCAATGCTTTTCAAGCTGTGCAGCACCAATCTTATCGTATACACCATGTATTTCTTTATTGACACTAATAACTTTACCTTTAAATTCACCTAAGAACTTATAAGCATCAGAAACTTCTTTATCTGCACTAAGTGCATCAAGTTCTGCAAGTTTACTACCTTCTTTAAAAGCTAATCTACCATCTTTTAAATCAAGATTATCAATAACTCGACTATACTTTTCAAATTCAGTAGTTGCAGTCTTTTCAAGTTCCTTCTTTACTTTAACAAATTCTTTTTGCATCTTATTAGGAAGAGTTCTAGTAAATTCAGTAGTAAAATCTTTACGACTAAAAACAAACTCTTTAAGTTTATTAGCATCTTCTTTTATAGTACCAACATAGTTATTAAACTTAGCTTCAAATTCAGTACCTTCAATAATACGCTTTAGAGCTTTCTCGTGACAATCAGCAATATATTCATATTTACTCATAGCACGATATTTTATTTTACCTCTATTTTCAGCATCAACTACAGGTACAAGTCTATTACTATACATAAGAGTAAACATAGCAGCATTTTGCATAAAATGTTCACCCATAGCATTAGGAGAATAAAGAGCATTTCTAAGCTTTTCAAAAGCAGTACCTGCATCAAGATGATTACCATCACTAATACCAGCAAGTTGGTCAAAGTCAATAATATTCATTTCTTTGACTATAGCACTAGCTAATGTAGAAGCTTTATCTTTACCAAGGTCATTAATAAAACTCCATGAATTGTGCATCCATAAAGCTTTACCAAGAGCATAATCTTTAGCTCCAAAAAATTCTTTAGCTATCCACTCACCTGCTAAATTTGATTCACCAACAGTAACATTACCGATACCACCAGTAATATTAAGCATCATAAATTTAGCACTAGTAAAAGATTGAAGAAGACTACTAACTTTAGTAAAGTTAGCATTACTTTCTTTAAATTGATTATAGATAATTCTACGAATCCAATTCTTATATTGACCTTGAAGTCTTTCATCTTTTTGAGTAAGATAACGAGTTTCACCTTTAGCACCTCTTTGATGGTCTTTCTTTAAGTTACTCCAACCTACATTCTTTTGATATACTTCCATTCTATCAAGCATTTCTTTACCATAATAAAGCATATACTTATTATCTTGTATAGCATTAAAATGAGCAGCTTGAGTAATGAAGTTTGAAAGCACAGTACGATAATCTCTATTAAGTAAAGCACGATGAATTTCTTTATTCTTTTTCAATGCTTCTTCCATACGTTTATTATAAGCTGTAAGTGCAGCGTTATATTCTTCATCATCAGCATAAGATACACGTTGTGGCTTAGTCTTTTTAATATTCTCTATATTAACAGAATCTTTATTTCTAAGTTGTTCCATTAACATAGGCATATCAATAGCTTTATCATCAGCGTAATCTATATGATAGAAAGGATCTCTACCATTCTGAAGTTTATCACTATAACCAAGGAACTCTAGGAATTGTTTTCCCCACCATTTTGCATCATGTTCAGCACCTTTACTCATAGAAGGAAGATAACCTCTACTTATAAAACGTTTTGCAGATTCAGTTTGAGCAAGAACATTAAGAGTCTTCTGAATATGAGACATAAGTTTTTGTTGATATTCATTAAGTACAACTTCTGAATCATAAGTTTTATCATCAGTTTTCTTATAATTATCAACATAACCTACACCTTCTTTATAGTTTGGATTTCTATATGCAGCTTTAGGAGCAAGTTCAGTTTGAGAATAACCGGCATTCCATTCACCATTTGCAACAGCAGGTATAACTTGAGTTTTTCTCCATATTACAGTAGGTTCCATTCTATGAGTATAAGGATTAAATACATGATTTCTATCATACCACTTCTTAAACTCAGCATCACCTTTTGCTCTTTGCTTTTTAAGTTCAGCTTCATAATAAGGAGTATTGACAGTCTCAAGATTATTATGTATAGTACGATAAGCTTCAGTTCTTTCTTCCATTTGTTTACGAAGTTGTTCAGCTTTCTTTTTACCTTTTGTCTTGAGATATTTATTCATATCTACTTTAAGTGTACCATAAAGATATCGATTAGGTATTCTATCCTTAGTTTCATCATAAACTATATTACCTGAAGCGTCAGTAACAACTTGATATTTATCATCGAGTTTTGGAATACCCATTTTATTAACTCGTTCCCAAGCTTTATAATACTTAGCTCCTTTAGCTTTAGCTCGTTCTTCTTCTAGATTAAATGCTTCTTTATTGTAATTATCTAAATCAACAAAACGAGTAACAAAATAAGCAATAGACTTACCATTAGTACTATCTTCTGTTTTCTTCATACCAGCAAATAAAGGTTGATAAGCTTGATAAAGTTTATCAAGTTCTTCCTCAGTAAGCTCTGAAGTAGCAACATGTTTAGTAGCAATGTCGTAATGTGGAGCAAGTATTTCATTAACTTGTTTCACTATTTGCTGATATTCTTTGTTTGGAACACCATTAGCTACAAGTCTTTTATAAACTTCAGTAGGATAAACAACATCATCTTCAGGACCGTTACTAATAAGAATACGGTCATTTTCCATACCATATTTTGTATTATTAAAACGTTTCTGAGCTTCTTCTTGAATAGCAGCTTGTTGCTCTTCAGTAAATATAGTACCATCTAAGCGACCAAATTCATCATAAGGATTTACATTAGTTGCTTTAAGCTTTCTAAGATATACTTTAAGCTTACTATTATTTTCACCCTTATAACCCATAGTTTTATATGCTTCATGTATAGCTTCTTGAATACTTGGGTCAACTGTCCATTTAGCATTAGTAGCAAGCCAAGCTTTTGCAGCTTTATATTCTTTATTCATTTCGAGCTGAGAAGCAGGAACACTAATTCTACCAGATGGGTCTCTAGCTTCAGCAGTTTCAACAATATCAAGCATACGTTTTAGTTGGTCTTCAAAACCTTTACGAACTCTACTATCATTATATTTATTACGAATATCATTAATAGTTCTGAGATATTTATCAAGAGCTTTACAATCATCAGCATTATTTATTCTAGCTTTATGGTATCTTTCTTTATCAACAATTTCACCAGTTGAAGGATTCATACCAGGATAACCCATGATAAAACTCTCTTTAGGTTCACCATTATCTAAATCATATTCAGAACGAATATCATTAAGATGATACCAAAGATTTTTTAATTCAGTTTCCTTTTCAGGACTAAGAGTACCATCAGTTCTACTGGCATTAATTTCATCAATCATAGCTTTTGTCTTAATATACTCTTCAAGTATAGGTCTATGATTTCTATAAAGTTCATCTTGAGCATCATAAAGTTCCTTATAATAACTATCGACAAATTTACGATTTACATGGTCTAATAAAAACTTATCAAGTTTATGTTTAGCTTCAACGTAAGCTTCAGGATTATTAATTATATCTGATTTAGCATTACGTTCATCTTGTCTAAGTTTATTTAAATCATTTTCAAAGTTATCATTATAAGGACGAATAAATCTACCATCAGCGTCAATAATATCATCAAATGATAAATGAACTCCAGCAGCTTCTGCATCAGCAAATATTTTATCTATTTCCTTATTAAAAATATCTACAGTTCTTCTAGCTTGAAGTTCTTTAGCTCTAATATCAGACATTACATTCTTAGTAAGTACCTGTATAAAAGCATTACCAGAATCTTGTAAATCACCAACCCAAGCATCAAACCAACTAGTAGAATGGAAACCATCAAATACACTAATAAGATTATTTTGAATTTGAGGATTATCACTAAGCTTTGCAAGATAATCATTAGCAAACAACTTTTCAGCTTGTTCAATAATAGAAGTATCTGTAAGTTGTTTAATTGCATTTTGAAGTCTTTCTACATAAGCTATAGTATTATCACTATCTACAGATTTATCAACTTTAACTGAAATAATATTACCATATTTACTAATCAAAGCTCTAGCATCAAGAAGAGTTTTTAAATATCTTCTTCTTTCAGCAGGATTATTTCTAATAATATCTATAGTACGAGCATCGTTTACAGATAAGAAATGACCATTTTCATCTTCAACAAACTGATTAAGTTGTTGAGTAATGTCATTAACTTTATCTTCAACATAAGTTGTTATATTATAATAAACATCTTCAGCTTGAGATTGGAACTCATTACGTGTAGCATTAAAACCTTTAGCTGAAAGATTATTTACTTTTTTACGAGCAGAATAATCACCTTCGTGACTTCTACGATTCATATCATTATAAGCATCAATAGAGAAATCAAGAACACTAGCACCAAGCTTAGAATTAGTATTCAAAGTAGCATTAGGTTTACCTTTTGATTTAACTCTTACAAAATAAGTGTTATAAGGTACGTTAATGCCTAAATCTTTAGCTCTTTCTATTTCAGATTTTCTAGGAGCTCTAAACTCAAATATTTCATCAACTTCATTAGTAACTTCTTTACCGTCTTCTATAGTAACATAAGTTCCTTTAATGTGTTGAGGATTACCAAATACAGTACCAATCGATTTACTTCTTAAATAAAAACTCTGAATAGTAAATTCTTTACCGTTACTTTCAGGGTATTTATTAAGAATTTCATTAATAGTAAACTTAGCAGAAGCTTCTTGATACTTACTAGGATTGTTAATATCAAAAGCATTAGCATTTTTAAGTTTAAGATGTTTGATATTAAACTTATAAGCTTGAGCCATTTCATTAAGATCATCTATAGTAGGAGTATCACCTTTCTCTAATCTATTAATATAATCAACATAAAAACCTTCACTTCTATAACCTTTAGTATTTTCTCTATTGAGACTTACTTCACCAGTTTCATTTTCATCAAGTTTAGTAATAGGATAAGCATATATTTTATCGTTATTTTCAACGATTTTATAAAGTCTAGCTTTATATTCTTTACCTACTTTTTCATTAAGATGAACATAATGATTTGCATAAAAGTCATCATTAGTATTTGATTCATTAATAAAACCATACTTAGCAGCAAGTGCTCTTTGAGACTTTAAATTATTATATTCAGCAAGAGCTGTTTTAAGTTCTGCATTAAGCAATTTAATTTCATTATCATCATCAGTAGCTTCTATGTCACGTCTAAGATTAACAATCTTTTCTCCAACAATACTAATATCAGATAAATCAAATACAAAAAGATTATTTGGTTTCTTGAACTTACTTAATTCAGAAACATAAGTACCATTTCTACGAATATTCTTAACTGTTTTATGATAGATAAAATTACTATCACTATGAGAACGAACATAACGTTCAGCAACATCATAAGTTCCAGCAAAATTATTAAACTCATCAATTATATAACTAATAGCAGATTTACCACCAAACAAATCAGCATTTCTAAGAGCATCATTTGTAATAACTTTACTAATACCGTTACGTCTCATCTTAAAATTCTCAACAGCAAAAGCATATTTAATCATATCAATAACTGCAAGTCTAACAAGAGGATTGTCATTATTAGCTGCTTGGTCGAACAACATATAAGCAGTTTCTACATCAGTAGTATCATCTTTGAATTGAATACTTTGCTTAGATTGACCAGTAGTATTATATTCATATTGATTGAACAAGTTTACTTTAAGCAAACCAAATATACCAGCATCTTCAGATTTACTTTGAAGATAAGCAACCTTTTGAGCAGGAGTAAGTTTAATAAAAGCTTCTACTTCAGAAGGAGTTGGTCTATTAATATATTCACAATCAAAGTTAAACTGAGGTTTAGCATTATATCCAAAGATTCTTTGACGTTCAGCAATAGTATCACTTTCATTATCAAAACCGTAAGCTAATGTACCATCTTGTTCAGCAAATACTTTACTACTATACATTACTGGAGCAACATGATTATATATACTGCTAAGAATATATTGTTGAAAATCATTATATTCTTTCTCATTAATATTACGACTTCTATCACTAAAAGTATTTTCAAGACTATAAACAAGATTCTTAAAACTATCAGTCTGAGTATCAAACAACATACTATTAATACTACTAGATGTAGCAGTAGCATACTTTAAGAAGCAATGAAGAGAAGGATATTTAGATTGACTATCATTATGTTTATCCATCATATAACTTCTAATATCTACAACTTTATTACCAGCAGCATTTTTAGTAAGAAGACCAGGATAAATAGCTTCAAGGAAAGACATTTCGTTATCTTTATCTTTAACAGAAAGTACATTTTCTATATTAGCGTTTTCTCCATTAACGATTTCTTGAATATCAGTAAATACTTTATTAGTAGCAAAAAGAGTTTGCTTAGCACCAAATCTATCAGGATTACAAACACGAGCTAAAGAACTAATACCTTGAGCTAAACGATTAATATCATTATAAGCAAAAAGTATAGACATATCGTATATCATATCTTCTACGGGGCGGCTTTCCTTTTGATTAAGTCTATTGGCTAATTCTTTATAATTAAGAATAACTCTATTATTAGAAGTAAGACTATATTCTGTATCAAGAGCAGTATTTACTTTGTCTATTACAGTTTTAATATTGTCATCTTCTGTTACTCCAATATTCATTTCAATAGCTAATTTTTTAATAGCATTATGAATAGGTTTAGAAGTATCTTCAGCATAAATAGACTTATTAGCGTTATATTCTTCTACAATACGACTAATAGCAGGCTGCATAATAAATGCAACAGTTGTGTCATAATTACTACCAATATCAGGAAGAGTTTTATATACTGCAAAAGTAAAGTCATTTACATTTGGAATAGCACCTTCCTTAACAGCATCAAGAATATGAGCAGTAGTTTGAGAAGTATATGCAGTAAGAATACGTCCATCTACATTTTTATTATCATTGGTCCAACCAATAGTAGTATGAGTTACAAGATAGTCACCTGTTTCATAATCAGTTGTAACATTATCTTCACCAAATCTATCTATAAGTTCTTTAGCATCATACTTATCTTTATCATAAGAAATTGTTACTTCATAGTCACTATTAATAGTAGGTTGAACAGTATTACAAACAGAAACAAAAGTATCACGAGTAACACTAAATGCTTTAAGTTTAGCACCGCTCATAACATCTTCTTGATAATCAGCTTGGTCAAGGAAGTCATAAGAACTTCTAGCATTACGTATTTTCTTAACTACAGGATTAATAACTTTATCACGTGCATTGATAATATCATCAAAATTAGAACGTGACAAGTTCTCCTCAAGAGATATATTATCTTTGAGAATGTCAATCATGTCATCAAGGATACGATTATTACGAGCATTACGTGTATTAGCATCTTCTACATTCTGAGCTAAATATTCATTATAACTCATAATGCCAAGCTTTTTAGCAGCTTTATTAAACTTGTCAATTCTAGCTTGAAGAATTTCTTTAGCTTTATCAGACCTAAAAGTCTTTTTATCAATATATTCGTTACTAATAGAATCAACCATATCTTCATGTACTGAAATAAAATTATCATCAGCAGCATCAAGATTAGTTTTATTAGTACGAATATAATCAGCTACAAACTGAAGTTGTTTAAGATAACTATCCTTTGTAAGTTTACCAGTTTCTGGATTCTTTACAGCTTGAGATTCAAAAGCTTTATGAGCAGCTTTTACAAGCTCTTTAGTTTCATCAGATAAAGCATCATAAGCTTTAGTTTCTTCTTCAGATAATTCTTTACGAGACTTTTCAAACTGTTCATCTATTTCTTTATTAAGTTTTTCAAAAGCTTCTTTAACTGACTTATCTTTAATCTTATCAGCTTTCTCAAGATGTCTATTTACATAGTTAGCATAATCATAAATATCAAGTTCATCAGAATAACTTTGCTTGCGAATATTACCATGCTTATCTACATAACTACTATATTGAATACCATATACAGAGTCAATATCAAAGTCAGAACCAGTTTGAGAAACCCAATCATCAGGAACAACAATAGTAGAACCTTGAGCATCATCAAGTAAACCAACTACTTTCATTACACAAACAGATTGTTTACCCTCAGTTGGAATACGATAACCAATAAGAGTATCAAGACCTGCAGCTTGAAGTTCTTTAAGAAGGTCTTCTTTACTCTTTTTATAACTACCATCAGCATTCTTAGCAAAACCAAAGTTACTAGCAGGAAGCATTATTTCAACATAACGTTCACCTTCTGGATGTTCTTTAGTTACAGGATGATAACGAAGAATTTTAGATGTAGTCAATCCATTCTTTTGATATATAGGAATAACTATATCTTTATCATCTTTCTTATGTTTAATAGTTCTTTCTCCTACTTTTTTCCAACCTTTTCCAAGTTTGTTTAAAGCATAAACTCCTCCATCAGAAATACTTCCCCAAGTAGAAACATTTGCTCCATTAGGAATAGCATTTCTTAAAGCAGTGTATAATTCATCTCGTTCTTCTTTAGTAGAAGGATTTACAACTTTACCATCTTGTTCAACTTTACCTATTTTTTCAGTAGTAGTTTTAAAATGAACAGAATAATTATTATCTTCTTTATCCTTTACTAATTCAAACCAACCTTTCTTCTTTCCTTTTATATAAATTCTTAAAGCTTTACTTTTATATCCAGGAGTTTTTTCTCTATCATAAACTTCAACATCAAATTTAGTTTTATCTATACCATTAAGATTAAATGGATTTTCTTTAGTATATTTTTTACTATTAAAACCAACATTAGTAATCTGAGCAGCATGGAAACCAGGAAGAGTTTGACGAGTAATAGCTCTATTAAACACAGATTGACTAACACTTTCAAGTTTAGTAATAGCATTACTAAGAATCATAGGCATATTAGCATTAGGTCTTCCAGTAATAGGATTAACAGCTTGTTCAGCAAGAGTTACATAATCAATCATATTACTATCAAGACCTAATCGCATACACTCTTCTTTCAACTTATTAAAGAATGTATGATAATCTATACCTTTAATAGTTCCATCTGCTTCAAAAAGAATATTGCCATTAGCGTCTCTAGGAATATTAAGTTCATTAGCAAGTTTATTAAATGAATCTCTAATATTAGCACTATAAAGTTTAAAGAACTCTTCTTTCTTTTCATAAAGACGACTATTAACTGGAATATTATCAACAATCTTCTTCATAATTTGAATACCAGCTTTATTTTCAGCATTCATATGTTGAGGAGTTTCTTGCTGAGTATAAAGATGATTATAATCATACTCTTCAACATAATCTTTAGCATGAGCATTAAAATCATCAATATGTTTTTGTGTTACTTCTCCAGTCTTACTATCAAAAATTTCAAGTACTCTAGCTTTACCAGCTTTACTTGTTTCTTCTGTATTAAGTTGGTCAATACCGTTATCTTTCATAAGATTATAAACTTGTTCAAGTTGAGTACCTTTTATAAATCTAGGTACAAGAACAAATTCAGCATTCTTAATTTGACGAGGTACAAATCTTTTAGAATACTTATCAAAGTAATGGTCATAATAGAAGTTCTTTTGTACTTGTACAAAAGTATCAATATCACCAACACTAAGAGGCTCATCATTCTGAATCTTCTTAATAAGAGGAAGATATTCATTAAGTTTTCCTCTACCAGCAATACGACGAACCCATTCTTCAAAAGTAATATAAGATTGAGCATCATTTACAGTAGTACCTTGATAACCACCTATTAAAGTTCTAGCTTGGTCAATAGTAAGACCAGCATTCTTTACAAGGTCTTTTACAAGACTACCATCTTCAGAAAGTTGTTTACCATCTTTATCAAATGTTGCAACTTTACATTCTTCAGAAGTTCTAATAGTATTCTTAATAGTTACACCTCTAAACTTATTACGTTGTGTAACATTAAGAGGATTTTTATAACTAGCAAATTCAGCTTGAACTCTACTAGTATTAAGTTCACTAAATGCTACATCTGTTATTCCATTAGCATAATCAGTAGTATAATCAGCAAAACCATAAGGTACTCCACTAGCCTGGTCTTCCTTAGTACGTTTAAGAAGAGTTTGATTATCTTTATAGAACTTAGTATCACCTTCAAATAAGTCATTAAAGTTACCACACATAAGTCTATAATTAAGTACAAAATCAGAAACATTATCATCATTGATAATATTAGCAACATCTATACTCTTGAAATTATCAAACTTTTCAACTTGTTGATTTACATAAGTAGTAATAAAATCACTAATCATATTAGCAATTTCATCTTCTTGTTCTTTAGAAAGATTTACAGTAACTTCATCACCATTAGCAGTAAAGTGGATATAACCATCTATATCCGCCCCGTAAAGAGACGGAAACATCTTTTCTAATAACTTCTCTGCTTTATTATCTACATTACCATCTTTATCAGTAAGTTCAAATCTATCATCGTGAAATAGTCTACCAGTAAAAGTAAGAGCTTTAGTAGTAGGATTCATTTCTACAAAATGTTTATGATCTTTACCTACTTCATAAATAGCATAAGCTCTTCTAGCACTTTCTTCATCAAATCCCCAATCACCTTTAAATTTAGGTTGGTCAGCAAGTTCAGGATTTTCTTCTTTTTGCCAACGAAGAATTTTACCAGTACTATCAGTTTCAAACCATTGATTAATAGAATGAGCCATGTCTGTAAGTTCTTGCACAAACATGTTTCTATATTGTATATAAAGTGGATGATTAGTATTTATAACTCTATTTACTTTAGTATTACCAATCATACCTGTAACATTAGCTCTACGATTAATCTTAGATACTAAAGATTGATAAAGAGTAGGAGAAAATCTATCACTAACTTTAGTCTCATTCATACTAGAAATAAGAACAGGTTTAGCATTAGTAATATAATAAGCTCCATTACTATCTATATCAAGAGTTCCATGAAGTTCATATTTATCTACTTTACCACTATCATCTGTATATTTATAACCAACAGCAATTTCAGAACCTGATTTATGATTTTTACCTTCAAGAATATTAAAAGGCATAATCTTTCTACGACCAATAGTTTTAGTAGTCAAATCGTGAACCATTTGATTATATTCTTTATTGGTAGTAAGATTAACAAACTTAGAAGTTTTTACTTCATTATCTGCACGAGTTTCACTAGGAATTTCTGTATCAAGATAATTTTCAATAGCTTGATTAACTTCTTTACTATTTTCTACATTGAAAAGATTACCATACTTTCCTCCTTTAGTTTTATATCTAGCAGCTCTAATAATAAAATTCTTAGGAGCATCAGAAGGAACACGCATAAAGTAATTAGCAAAATCAATATCGTATTCATTCTTAGAAAGATAATCAGCTTCAGTATTTACAAAATTAGCAATAGCACTATAAATATAATCCATTTTACTCATACCAGAATAAAGTACATTCTGACCAGTATTAGGATTGCCAGCACCATTAAACAAACTAACATTAATCAAATCTTTAGCGTATTCTGTAGGAACATACTTATCTCCAAGTTTACGGAAAAGACCAAACACTTTAATCTTTCCATCAACACCACGTTGTTCAAGAAGAATGTTACTAAGATTATATTGATTACCTTTTTCTTTAGAATTAACACGGAACTTTTCATTACCGTATTGAATAAGAGCTTCAGGAGAAAGTTTACCTTCAGCATCAACAGACATTTCAGTACCATTAATAGCATTCATAAGATAAGTAATCATAGAACTATTAATAATATCAGAACTTTGATTACCAAGAACATTCTTAGAATTAAATTGAAGAGCTACAGTAGAATAAGCTTCTATATCAGTAGCAAAACTATTAGCAGCAGCTACAGCAGTAGCAGGAATAATTTCAGTATGTAATGGAACATAGGTTTCATTATCGTCATGTTCTTCTCTATTCCATTCTCTTTTATGTTCTTGCTCTTCACGAAGATTATCATTTGCTTTAGTAGAAGCATCACTAATATTTTTCAAATGAGCAAGAAGATTACTAGTGTTAATATCAATATCAACACTACCATTAGTTTTATTACCAATAAGATAATTTCTTACAGCATTGACATCCATGTCAGGATAATAAGCTTTAAGAGCTTTAGTTAAATTAGCAACAATATCAGCAAATGCAGCATTACGTCTAATCTCATTTTTAGCAGAAAGTTTATATCTTTTTTTAGCACTTTCTACAGCAGAACGAAATACTTCAATAGCATTTGGATCAACATTAAGTGTAGTATGCTTTATGTTATTTTGAAAACTAAATATAAGAGATTGTCTTCTATTAGATTCTTTATTAGAAAGTACAGCTCTAACTGTACCATCAGCGTCAGTTCTAGTTTCAGTCTTAGGCATAATAGTCTTTACAAACTGACTTCTAAATCTAATAGCAAAATCTCTATTAGTTTTTAAATCTTCATAAAGTTTAATAAGACCAGACATCTCTTTATTCTGTTCAGCAATAGTCTTAATACTATTAATAAAACTAGTAATATTATCTCTACTTATTTTAGATATAATAGCAGCTGTTACTTTCTTACCATCAATAAAATCAATAGCACCAAGTTCATTACTTCTATCATAATTATATTTACCGTCAACTTTATTAATATCGTTAAGCTTAGGAATAGTGAAAAGTATCATACGAATATCTTCATCAATACCTTTCATAAAATTACTTCCCATACCACTGTTATCATCCCATCTAGCAGTAGTACCATCTACATCAAATTCTTTATTAAAGTCAGCAAGTTCATCATTTTCATTACCATTAAGAATAGATTCCATTTCACTATCTAAATCTACCTTCTCATCAATAGCTTCATCAGACTTAAAACGAAGCATACCTAGACGACTATCACCAGCATAAATAGAATTAAAGAAAGAAACTTTATTAAGAATCATTTCTTTAACCATAGCATAAAAGTTTTTATCTTCTCTACTAGCATTAGCGAAAACATCATCTGTTTTTTCAAAATCACCATCACTAGTAAATCCAAGAATTTGATTAACTAATCCAAGTATTTCTTTATTAGTAAACTTTTGACCTTTATTTTCAAAGTACTTTTTAGCTACTTGAACTGCACCAAAAGATACAACTCTATTAGCATAAAAATTAGCATTGTTATTATCTTTATTAAATTTACCTTTAACTACATCGTTAGCAAAGAAAGTAAGTATATTATTACCTATAATTCTATTTGCCATAACTTTAGCTTTAGTACTAGTATAACCAAATCTAGTAACAATATCATTAAACTTAGATTTAGTAGTTTGAGCACCAACACTAAAATGTCTTGAATTATAAAATTCAAGAGCTTCTTGAGCAGCATCATTACCTAAACGGTAATCATCAAAATCTTTAGTAAATCCAGTCTTGGATTCAGGGTTATAAACTAATGTAGTTATAGCATTAAACTTAACTACATCATTACCACAAAGTTCTTTGAGACGGGTTCCAGTCTCAGTACCTAAAAAATCTTTAGGTGTAATAGGACAATTAGCCATAATTATATTATTTAATTAAACAATAAAGTTCTAGAGGATTTTAAATTCTCCTCTAGAACCATAAAATTTATTCTATGAATAATCTATCGACAAGATATAGAAAACTCGCCACGCTCAACCATATCGAACATACGAGATTGTTCGTCCATTGGAAGTGCCCGGACTGCTGAGTATAACGAAGAAAAACTACTTAAAGTTTTATCATCAACACTACTACCCATATTAAGTAAATCATCAAGTTCATCTTCATCAACTGCATCATTACCTTCTGTAATATTTGTAATATTATCATCAGCAGGAACTTCTTCAGGAACCTTTTCTTCAGACTTAACTTCATCGTCATTAAATTCAAGAGTACCTTCAACAGGAGCTTTAGTTTCTTCTTTAACTTCAGTTTTAGGAGCAACTTTATTTTCTTTGAATTTATCAGCAAGAATATTAAACTCTTTAGCTCTAAGAGATTCATCTCTAATTTCAATACCAAATAGTCTACTTATAAACTCCATAATCTTTTGCCAAAGACTACTAGTTTTACCTTTATGTTCACCTTCAACTCTAACAGAATTAAGATAATCCATAAGACCTTTAGAAGTAAGAGATTCTACAATGAACTCTTCAAGTTGAGTATCTGGTCTTGTACTAAACTTTTCAAACTGATATTCTTTAATATGAGTAAGATAACTACGAAGAGCATCTATATTAGCAGCTTTATTATCAAAGCGAGCATTAATCTCATCGAAAGTACTATCGTTAAGATTAGCTAAATCAGCATCAATAGCTTTAACAAAATCATCATATATAGTTCTAAGCTTTTCTCTAAACTGCTTAGGATTTCTACTATTATTGATTTTACTATGTAGTTTTTCATGGATAAGAACACGAACTGCATCATCGCCAGCAGTATTAGCATCAACAGTTCTACTTAACCAATCATTACCTACAACTATTTCTTCATTTTCTGAATCATAGTAAGCTAAAGCGTTTTTGTTTGCTTCATCACTTTCTCTAAACTTTTGTATCTTATCGTCATCAAAGATAAAGTTTTCAGGGAATATAGCATCAGTTACTCTATTATATTTTTTAAGTTTAACTATTTTACTAAGAGAATCTTTAGATTTCTCACTAAGAAGATACTCAGCAATAGTTTCACCTTTATTAGCAATACTATCATTATTAATAATACTATTTATAGCATTACGTACAATAGTTTGTGGAATATCAGTAGGAGTTCCATCTACTACATCTTCTACGGGGCGGCTTTCAGAAGTATTAAATATATCAATTTGAAGAGTTTGATTACTACCTATTTTATCAACACCAACAGCTCTATAATTAGAACTATTTTCTTGTTCCAAATCAACACGAACTAAATCATTGTCAATAAGGAATTGACTATAAGTACTATTATTAATATCAAAAGCATTCTTTCCATTGTATGCTGGAATATTAATATGAAAGCCTGTTTTATCTCTACTAATAAATTTATTTTTAGTAGGAAGATTAGTATTATTATCTCCATTAAGAAGACTAGAACTTATATTAATTTTAGCACTAGCTTTAATATCTTCTATCAAATCAGATACATCATCAAATTTATAAAGCTTTCCATCTTTACGTTTAATTACATTTGGTGCAGCATTAGGGTCTTTAGCACTACGAGCAAAGAATGTATATTCGTTACCGTTAGCTTTAAGAACTAAATTACCATTATTTTGAACAACAATAGAATTACCTAAAGATAAGATAGCATTACGTCTAAAATTAAATATATCATTAATAAACTCTTTAACTTCGTTCCAATCATCAAGAGACTTAACGTTAGCAAGTCTTTCTTCTAATTGAGCAGTAACAGAATTTACTAAAGAATTAAGTATTCTATTTTCAGGCGCATTAACTTTCTCTCCATTGCGATAATAAGTATCTCCTATATAAACTCTAGGAAATGCTGCAACATAATCTATAGTACCATTGGTATTAGGAAGAGCTAAGAATGTTTGTCCATTAGCACTATTATAACCAGTATACTTTTGAGTACCTAATCCTGAAATAGCAATATAACCATTAGAAGTAGCACCAATATAAGCTTCACTACTATTACTAAGAACTTCTTTTATTGGACGAGCTACATCTTTAGAAGGTCTAGTTTTTCCATCAGGAGTAAGTTCTTTATTATGAGCACGAATTACTTCACCTTTAGAAAGAACATTAACTCTAGGAGTATAAACTCCATTTGCTACATTTGTAGCAATATTAATTTCTTCTCTAAGTTTGTCATAATATGTATCAATACTATCAATAAGAATATCATTATATTCTCCAACAGCTACATTATTTGTAGGTTTTACTTGATAACAATATCTCCAAAGTTTAGCAAGACCATTAAGAAGTTTCTCATAATTAGGATTTTCAACATCTCTAACATAATGATTACTAACTGCACGTTGTATTCCTTTATGAGAAGCAAAAGCAGCAACTAATTGCTTATATTCATCTTTAGATAATTTATCAAAAGCTGCTTTATAAATAATATCATCAAGAGTAGAATAATCTATTCCATCAATAGTATCTCTACTGAGAATATCTTTAATAAATTCTTTAACTGGACCATCAGGAGTATTATTATCTCCAGCAATAGTATGCATCCAATCATCAGCAGGTCTAACATAAAGACCAGTACCTTTATCAATACTAGCTAAAGCTTGCCAACCTATAGTAACACCATTATGTTTGTAAAGAAGAATAGTAGTATTAGTTTTATTCTTTTTACTAATTTCAGTTTCAAGAGCATCATTAGAATTAACTAATTTAAGTTCTTTCTGAGCAGCTTTAATACCATCTTCGTCAGTCACTTCAGATAAGTCAAGTTTAACTGTAGTAATAAGACTTTGAGCACCAAGTTCTACACTACGAACATAACTACTCTTATGTACATTACGTAAGAAATCAGCTTTATCTATTTCTTCAATATCAGTTAAAACAAATTTATCTTTAGCAGCTTCACTAGTAAGATAATCTTTAAGAGAATTATAAAATATTTCAGGAGCACCAGTATATTTAGATTCTTGCTCTATATATCTAAGTATATCTTCAAGTCTACCATAGTATTTTCCATTACGCTGAACCATCTTTGTATTCTTAGCGTAAGTATTAAGAAAATCATCAGCAGCTTTAATAAATTCTCCAGTAAGATTATCAAGCTTCTGAGTTTCTACAGAAACAGTTTGAAGATACAAATCTGCAACAGAAGAACCAAACATAGCTTTAGCTTCATTAGCATAATCATCTACATATTTATTAACTTCATCACTATCAAATCCTTGAGAAATAAGAGCATCTTTTTGTTGTTTAATTACTTCATCTACATCAGCATTATCATCCATTAAAGCACCCATGATATTACGACTAAGTTCCATGTTTAAAGCTGTGCTCTCATCCATATCAAGATTAGCAATAGTTTTCTTAGTCTCAGTAGCAGGAGTACTTGGTTCTTCTTTTTCGTTACTTTCCTTAGCACTAGCAGCAGGAGGAGGAGTTATTTCCTCAAGCCTCCCCGTAGAAGATGTGGTAGCTGAATTACTTTCATCTTCTTCTTGACTTTCTTCCTCTTGTTCAGCTTTTGCTTGTTCAGTTTGTTCAACTAAAATTTCACTACCTAATAAACCTTTTTCAAAAGAAAGAACATTACCGTTATCATCAATAGTAATATAAGGAGGTTCAACAAGTTGTGTGTCATCCTCATTAGCAAGCTCTGAATTTTTAAAAAGTCTATCATCATGCCAACTATGTCTATCTTTATCAACTACAATTTGATATTGATTATTTCCTATACTTTTAATATTAAAACTACCATTATCTGTACTAGTTATTCCAGTAATATCACCATCATCATTAAACGACAAGTTTTGTGACTTGCTTGCATCGAACTTTGGCTTAGCCTTTTCCTTTTGAGAATTGCCCTGTTGCCTATTTCCTTGCGCCTGAGAGCTTTCAGGTTGTGGTGCTGATTGATTATTCGTCGGGGCAGGTTGAGGCGATTGTGGCGCATTATTTTGCGTGCTTGACTGTTCCGACCCACCTTGAGGAGTAGTAGCTGGAGTATTACCATTTGTAGTAGTAGTACTACTTGCAGTACTTTCAGGTTCTTCTTCTCCGTCATTAGCTTTATTTCTAGCAGCTTTAATCTTAGTTCTAAGAATTAAACTATCTTGAATTGTATTAGCTAATCTATAGTTAAGACCACTACTAAGATGAAGAGCATCAAGACTTTCTTTAAATGCTTCTTTTTCTTTATTAGTCATAAAAGAAGTAGCATCATCAAAGTTATCTTGCTCATCGTTAAAGTAAGCATTTACAGCTGCACGAATATTACCATTTTCCTCATCTTTATATTTATCAGCTAAATCATTAATATAACTATAACTAGTATCAATAACTTTCTTACGAGCTTCATTCATAGTGTTTTGTTTATAACTAAGTTCAGCAGCAAGGTCTGATTCATTATTGACAACTTGAGCTTGGTCATATCTACGAGAAAGTTCAAGTTCAGCTTGTTTGAGAATAAGGTCAGAAAGTTTAATACCAGTACTATTCTTTTCTTCATCTGCTTTTTTAACAAGATTATTAATTCTAGTTATATTATTATTAGCAGTTTGAATTTGATTAAGTACGTTAGTAGAACTATCAAACTCAGCAAGCCTTTTAGAAAGACCATTTTCTTTAGCAAATCTTTCAAAGTTACGAACAATAGCTTCGTCTGTAAGTTGAACCCCTTTCTCATCAACACCGCTAAATAAATCATCATAAGCTTTAGCTAAAGGGTCTTGACTATTACGTCCAAGATTACCTTGGTCGTCTCTTTCACTAGCAAGCATAACAGCAGTTGTAAGACGAAGTTCATCATTAGAAAGCATATCGCTATACTCATTGATAGTACGATTAATATTATCAATAGCTACTTTATCACTAATAGTCTTACGATTTTTAGCTATAAGTTCTTTCTTTCTAGCATACAAATCGCTAATCATATTAGTTATAAGAGCATGACGAACAGCACCTTTTACTTGTTCACCAGTATAATTTTGACCAATAACTTTTCTAATGTTTTCTTCATTAAGAACTGTGTTTATAAGGTTATCTGCAACTTGTTCTTTATTTTTAGTATTTGCTATCTTTTGATTATAAACAACATTAGCACTAGCTATTTCTTGAAGATATTCAATAGGAACACGGTCTGATTCTTTTTTATTATGATTTCTATTTTGAACAATACCTATAAGACCTGAAAGTTCTTTAGTATATGCGTCCATAACAGCATCAACTTTAGCACTATCTATTTCTTGAAGATATTCAATAGGAACACGGTCTGATTCTTTTTTATTATGATTTCTATTTTGAACAATACCTATAAGACCTGAAAGTTCTTTAGTATATGCGTCCATAACAGCATCAACTTTAGCACTATCTATTTCTTGAAGATATTCAATAGGAACACGGTCTGATTCTTTTTTATTATGATTTCTATTTTGAACAATACCTATAAGACCTGAAAGTTCTTTAGTATATGCGTCCATAACAGCATCAACTTTAGCAACATTATTAGCTTGAATTTGTTTAGATTCAGCTTCATTTACTACACCTTTTTCCACCATAGCTTTACGAACTTCTTCACTTTGTAAGAATGATTTTAAGTAATCAAGATTACCATGATGACCAGCACGTAATGCTAATGTAGTAATAAAATCATTTTCAGCAGCTTCTTTAGCAGCTTGACTTTCTTCAGGACTAGTAAAACTTTTATCGTTATCAAAAGGATTCTTTCCATCATTGATTTTATTCATCCTTTCAATATAAAGATTAGTATCTTTTCCCCAGTGAGCAATATCAGCTTTACGAGATTTAGTTTCACCAAGTTCACTAATACTAAAAGGTGAAGACTTACCTTGTTCACCAGTAGTTTTATCTTCTTTTTTATTAGCTCTATCTTCAAGTGTTTGTCTAACACGACCAAAACCACTACCTAAATGATGAAATACAACACCACCTAATACACCCCAAAAAGCAGAGTCAGCAAGTCCTCCACTTTTAAGATACTTTTGAAGACGATTATCAAAAGGAGAATGGTCAGCATCTTGTTCACTAAGAAGAAGTTTACCAACATTCATACCTTCCATTTGAGATATATAGTTAACACTTTCTTCGATACCTTCACTAAGTTCTCCAGCTATTACAAGTTTCTCAGCTTTAGCATGGTCTTTAATCCACCAACCAGCTTTCTTCATCTTACCTATATTAGCATAGTATTTTTCAAACTCTTCAGCAGTTTTACCAACTTTAAGTTTTTCTAATCTTGCAGCTCTACTTACAGCAGCACTACCAGCATCAGAATTTTTAATACCTTTCCACATGTTACGAAGACCATACATTTGAATAACATCAAATACTATATTACTATAGTTCATAAGAAAATCTGTATCAGCAGATTTCTTAGCAATACGTCTTGCAACAGCTTCTTTATCGTTAGTATCAGTATCTTGAAGTAGTTCAGGATTCTTATTAACAAAAGCTTGATATTGTTGAGCATTCATTCTATTAAGATTATCATAAGCTTCATTATACATATCTTTATATACACTTTGAGCTTCTTGATAATTCTCCATAGTACGTTGTAAAAGAGCGTTTCCTCCAATACTAGCAAATCTACTAGCAGCACTTTCTACATCAGAACCAACAACAATACCATTACTACCAATAATTTTATTAATACCTTTTTGTAAAGCATTAAGTTCTTTATTAGAAGCTATAGCTCTATCTATACCAGCAATACCTTTAATACCATTTCTAGTCATACTAGCTAACTTAGAAGTCTTTGCAAGTTTACCAAGATAACCAATACCTTTAACAATACCAGTACTAGGAAGAAGTAATGTTAAACTAGACATTACACTAGGTGCATTACTAGTCCACCATCCCCAATTTGTAAGACCTCCATTATAAATATCATTACGCTCTGGGTCACTATAAATTGGAGCAACTTCATTTCTAAAGTAATCTTGCCATTCTTGAAGTTTATTACTAATAGGGTTTTGATAATCTCCATCAGATTGAAATATACCATTAGTAATAGCATCAAACAAATCAGGCACAGCTTTGATTGTACCAAGAATTGTTTCACTAACAAGAGCTTGACCTAAAGAATTAAATGTTTTAGCAAAGTTTGATTGTGCTTCAGCACGCTCTTTATCAAGATTAGTAATAATGTTAGGAGTAACACCATAACGTTGATAACTATGAGTATCACCCATTACCCAAGCATTGTCTGCGTTCTTCGCAAATTCATTAGCTGCACCAGATGTAATATCTTGGCTTACATCTAAAGTATGAAAGAAGGGTTGTTGAGCACGACCCTTCTTTGTTTTAGGATTATAATTAGGATTACTAACTATAACTCCACTATTATTAAAAACGTTTTCTGTATTCATAATTAATCAATGTTATAAGCATCATTATCATACATTCCTATATTACTAAGAATATAATTAGAATAAATAGCTCTTTGATTATTAATAAGATTAATATTATCTGTATCTACAAAACTATCCATAGCTTTAGCTAATTTAGTCTTATAATCTTCAGATGAAAAATCTCCATTTATAACATTATTAGCAATAGGAGCAAAACTTTGCCAAGCTTGTGGATAAAGTTCACTCATAGCACTAGTAACATAAGTGTCTATTTGTCTACTTAAATCTTGTTGAAATTGAGCATTTAAAGAACCATCTTTATTTCTAAGACCTTTACGAAGATTACCATCTTCATCATAAAATTGTTTATTAGCTAAATCAATACCATCCTCAACTATGAGCATTTTATTAACTTTACGAAGTGCATCTTCTCTAGTTAAAGGTTGTATTCTACCACTATCGTATTCCATTTGATAAATTGCCTTTCCAGTAGAAGGGTCGTTATAAACATTAAGTCTGCCATCTTGAGGAATATCAACAGAATAATTATACATTTCCATACTAGCAAGTTCTTTCATAGCTCTAGTCTGAGAATTTTGAGAGAATACTTTCTCAGCTTCACCATTCATAAAATCAGGAATAAATATCTGACGACTATTTTGTTTAATATCTTCAATTCTATTACCTGTTTCTGTATCGTTATCCATCTTAGTTGGAATAGTAATAACATAACCAGTTTGATTACCTTGCATACCAAGAGAAACTTGAGTTTCTGGGTCAAACTTTCCACTAGTAATAGCTGCACGTACTAAATCTTGAATATTAGCTTTTTCATTACTACTATCTACTATATGACGAACTGTAGTATGATCGTCAGGATTTTCTTCATCGGTAACATACATTTCATACTGAGTAAAATCAGCATTCATAAGACCATTAAGAATAGCTTCATTATTTTCTTTTACTAGAGCATTAGCTAATTCAGTATTAAGTCCACCAGTATTAAGAGCATCACTAATTTGTTTTCTACGAGCACTATTAAAAGGAAGAATCATAGAACTAACAGTAGATAACCCACTTCCATCACCACTCATGTCTTTTACGGGGCGGATAGTTTGATTGGCAGCAGCTATAATATTATTAGGCATTTCAAAATTATTATTACCTGTAGGATTAATATAATAACCATCAGTATTAGTTATATCTGTTCTACTTCTCCAATTAATATAATCTTTGTCGCTATCACTAATACCTATAAGTTTGCCTTTAGTATCGACGCCAGCTACTTGAAATCTATATTTATTGTCATAGCCTTTAGTACTAAGTAAAGCGTTATATACTTTATTAAATAAAGGATTACGTTTACTAATATCAAGAACATATTGACCATCTTTTATTTTAACTTTAGCTCCTGATTTAATTAATGCATCTTTACTAAGTCTACTTCTTCTAAGCATATCTTCAAAAGCATCAGTTTTATATTCGTAGTCTTTAGCAAGCCAATCCAAACCTAAGAGTCTTCTTTTCTCAGTTTGTCCACCAAACTTAATAGATAAACTTTCTGCTTCTTTAGAACCTTGACTACCTAATCTACGTTTAGCTTCAGAATAATCTTTACTAAAGATATTATCTGGAGCACGTCTATTACCATCAGAATCTGTACCATTATTAAGACCAGGAAGAATACCATTACTATTTACTGCATTGAGAAAACTAAAAGCTTTACGCTGATTTTCATCAGCTCTACTCATCATACCTTGTATTCTACGACCATCAGTTCTAAGTTTCTTTATAGCTTGATTTACAAGAGACTGTTTAACTGGGTCAGTAAAGTGAGCACGAGATAAATAATTAGCAGCACCAACATAATCTCCATCACTTATAAATTGATTATATATTTTTTTACTAAGCATAATTTTATTATTTTAATTTAATACACCACCTTGAGAAAGTTGGTCTTGAAACCAAGAACTACCATTTTCAATACTACTTGTTACTTCACCAGGATTACTATAATATGTTCCACCTAATTTAGGAACTGGAGCAGTAATTTTACTAGTATTTGTACCAGAACTAAGAGCATATTTAGTACCATAAGTTAAACCTCTAGTTTCAGAACTACCTGAAGTATGACTAACAGTAATATTATCATAAGCCATATCTTTAGTAATAATACCTATCTTACTAAGCATATATTCTTTAACTTTAAGAGGTTGACCATTAGAATCATAAATATCGTTACCAAAAGCATCAATACTATCTTGAAGAGATTTACGTTTTTCAGGGTCAGTAGTAATACTAAGTTCATCTTTAAGTTGATTAACTTTCCATTTAATATCATCGTATTGTTGAATAAGAGCATTCATATTATCTCCATCAAGAGCAAAAAGTTTATTATAAACTTCATCAATCTTTTGTTTAGTTAAAGTTTCTCTTTGATAACTAGAACCACTAGAAGTACTATAACCAGTTTTTACAGAACGAAGATCTGCAGGAGTGCTAGTGCCACCATTACCTACACCTTGTTCATCAGAAACACTATGTTGAGAACTACTACTAGTAGCACGTTTTACAGGAGCAGCAAGTTGACCAGCAAGTGTAACAAGTCTAGCCATATCAACTTTTTTAACTGGGTCCCATCCAGCTTTCCAATCTGTACCTCCAACTATATTACCGTTTTCGTCACGAATATCTTCATAAGAATATTTATTTTGAGCAATCCAACGTTCTTTAGTAAGACCACTAATAACTCCACTATTGGCAAGAGACTCAACTTCACCTTTCTTCTTTTCATAAGCTTCATTAGCTCGAATACGACCAATAACTTCAGGAGAAGAAGTAGCACTTCCAGCAAGTTCAGTAGCAACATCTAACGCTCTACTATAATCACCATACTGAGCAGCATCATTAATCTTTTGTTCAATACGTTTAGCATAATCGTATTTCCACTTATCCTCAGCAGCATTAAGTTTTAATTGACCAATAGCATTTGTAATAGCAGACTTTTGTTGAATTGCTTTATCAGAACGCTCATCAATTTTATTTAATGCTTGACTAAGAGCTTCAAGATTTGAACGAACTGGTACACGTTGAGGAACATAACCTCCAATAGTAATACCACTTTGATTATTTTTATAAGCCATAATATTATTATTTAATTACTGATTACAAAAATAGTAAAACTTCTGATAGTAATAGTACTATCAGAAGTATTTATATAATATTAATTTATACCATATTTTTGTCTTTGTTTAGGAGACAATCTAGACAAATAGAATCGTTTAGTTCTATCTTCTGTAGCACTTCTATAAAGAGCAGCTATAACATCAGGAGATAAATCAAAATCCATTTCCATAAGTCTAGTAGGAGTAGCATCTTTACTAGAAGCAATCATTGCACGTCTAGATTGGTCATCTTCATAAGCAGTTCTACCAGCAGTCCAGAAATTAGTCCAAGCTTGAGACAATCCACTAAGACCAACATTAAGAGCATCACCCTTAGCTTGATTAGCTTCATTCTTAATTCTAGCAATCTCACTTTGACGAGCAAGTTCATTTTGTACATTTTGTGCTGCAATAGTTTGTTGATTCTTAGCATCTTCTGTAAGCATCTTGTTCTCTTCATTCTCTTTAGTAGCCCAAAGTTTACTAAGATTAGAAAGAGCATCAAGATTAATAGCACTACTTCTATTAAGAGCAGCTACAGAACTTGAAGTATTATTGAAAGTTTGTCCAGTAAGTCTATCTCTATAACGTTTAACCTCTTCTATTTCAGGATTAACATTATAAGTTGTAGGTAATTTACTAGCTTGAATAATAGGTGCTCTATCAGGAAGAACATATTTACCAGCAGTATTATAATTTACAAGACCTGTACTTAACGCAGCAAGAGTATCAATACCTAATCCTAAATAATCTCCACCACTAAATATAGTACGACTACGATTATGTCTTTGTGGAATATAAGGAGTTTCATTAGTAGGATGATTAATGATATTCATTGCGTCATTATTTGGTTTCATAAAAGTAGGCTTAATTCTCTTAGCTGTAACTGTTACTTCACCATTGCCTAAAACATTACCACCATTATAATCAGAATCATAATCTGGAGCATCATAAATAGAAGTATAACGTTTATTGTAAGGAACAAAAATACCAGTATCAGCTTTAGGTCTCATACCTTTTACGGGGCGGCTAGAACAACCTAAACTATTTCTTTTTCTAGATATAGGAAAAACATCAACTCTTCCATTAAAATATCCTTCTCCACTATTATTCATATACTTGTTTCTTCTATTATTGCCGTTATTTCCAAATTGCCAAATATTTGGAACAAAAACATTTCCATTCCAAGTACCTCCAGGAGTTTTATCGTTAGAATATTTACTTTCATTACTAAAAGTAGCATGTTTAGGAGTTTTACCTATATCTGTAAAATGAGTTTCTTTAGGAGCAAATCTAATAAGATTTCTTTCGTATGGAGTTACAGAGTTATAATAAGCTCTATAATCATAATCAGGGTCAATAAAAGAAATACCTAAATTGCTAGAAGTATTTCTAGCCCAATCATAATAAGGTTCGATTTCAGCTCCACCTCTAGCTTTTTTTCTAAGTTCAGGATAACGAGAATATACCTTAGCTTTAACATCACTTCTTCCATGAAGACCAGCAAGTCTTAAAGCATCAATAGCATCAGCTTTAGTTGGAATAGGATAACTTCTACCACCACCTGCAAAATCTTTAGATGATACAGAAGGATAAGGATGTTTAGAAGAACCTCTATCTTTAGAAGTTAAACCTCCATTTCTAAGTCTACTACCATCATCTTTAAGACCATTTCTTTTCTTAAAAGCTTGTTGTTGACTAAATACATAATCTTTATTATAACCTCTAAGAATAGCTTGAGCAGGACCCATACCATTACCAAGAATAGGTTGAGCACTAAAGATTCTTAAAGCACCATTCTTTTTCTGAGCAACTTCACCACCTTCAGCTTCAATTTCATTACCGCCAACATTGATACCAATACCAGTTTGACCAGTCTCATTCACATCTTCATGAGAGCCGCCCCGTAGAAGATATGTGTTGTTTCCTATCTTAGTAGCATCTCCACCATCAGTAATATAAATACCTTTAGCTCCAAGAGTTTTACCAAGTCTAGCAGCAGTTCTAAATTGTCTAAGATAATCTTCTTGATAATCTTGACTATTATTAAGAGCATTAGTCATATCAGCAGCTTCTTGAGTTGTATTCTGCCAATCTTGAATACTCTTTTGACGACGCATTTCTCTTTTCTTAGCACCATTACCAAATAAAGAACCTGCTATACTAGTAGCAGCACCAATAGCTGCACCAATCCAACATTTCTTTCTACCACCTAATCTCATAGTAGGAGTTTTAGTTGGGTCAGGAGGAATAACAGTATTACTAGTAATAAGTCCACTAATTGGTTCTTTAGTAGGAACTTGAATAGTAGGAAGATTCTCAACAGAAGTATTATTAGTAACTTCTGTGTTAGTCTCTTTAACAGCCGGTTTAGTATTGCTCTTTGAAACTTGGGTTTTACTTATAGCAGAATCCGCTACAGAACCTGCAACACCTAAAGCAGGAGCAATAAATGTAGTAAAAATACTACCGAAGTCAGCTTTAGGTCTACCACCACAACGAAGACTTCTTCTTTTAATTTTACAAGTCATAATTTAATACTTTGAATAATTAATATTTAAATCCTCAAATCTAAAAGGAACATTATCTATATTTCTAAAGATAAATCTAACAACGAAATAACGACCATAAACTAGATTACGTTCATCACTTGGATTATTAAGCATAGTTTGAATCTTAGTTTCTTGTGCAGGAGTAAGATTATTAATATCCAAGTTATAACGTTTACATATCTCTTCTTTAGTAAGTTTACTACTAATATAATTCCTTATATAATTAAAGTTCCAAATACCTTTATCATAATAAGGAACTTTGTAATCTGGAGTTCTATCTCTAGTTACAGTATCATCATTAATCATCTTATGCCCTGAAATATCTAAGTCACCTGTATCATTACTATCAGTATAAATACGAAGTTTATCACCACTATAATGTTCTATATCTCCATAAGTTCCATTGCCCATAAGCGGTTCAGCCATTCTAGTAACTTGATTACTAAAGTAAGCATACTCTTTATTAAGTATATAACTAATAGAATTAATACATTTAGGAATATTGTAATTTTCATTTACGATAACATCAAATATAGCAGGATGAACAGTTCTAGTTTCTTCAGTACCATCTTCCTTTTGTATAGTAAGATTTGTACTCATAGCTGGAAAACCATAAGCATGGTCATCAAGTCCAGCATAATCTCCAGTTTTACCATAGAATCCTAAAGGAGTATTTTTATGGAAACAATAAAGGAAAGAACTAGTTGTTACAGCATAATAAAAATAACAATGATTTTTAGTATTTACACCTATGTTAAATTTATAATCGTGAATACTAACAAACTTCTTACTAATTATATTAAAAGATAAAGTAATATAACCAGGTTGATTATGTTCTCTATCTCCAACATCTTCACTATAATAAGCAAGACACATAATTACACGAGCATTAGCAAAATCTGTAACCATGTGAGCATCGGCTATCTGAACATTGTTCATCCAATTAAGTATATCACTAGTTAAATCAGTAAGATGATTATTATCAAAGTTATATATTCTTTTATTGTCTGCATCTACAAACCAATAACCATTACTATTAACAGTCCAAGCTTGAGGATGTTGAAGTCCACCATAACCATGATTACTAGTAAATAGTTCAATAGGTTCTACTTCAAATAAATCTGGCATTTTTAATTGCGCTGTGTCGCCCGATGTCTTGAGGAGGTTATCTCTATTAAGGTAAAACAAAGAATGCTCCGTGTGGACGAAAAATACAGTGCCTACGCCAATGATATTTGTAATATTGCCTTTGTTCTTGGAAAGCACTTTATAGTTGTTCGCTCTAAAGTGTCTCCATGAGTTAGCAAGACTTTCATCACCAATTACATCACTACGACGAATAGTAGCACGTTTATAAGAATCATAATTAAGATTATCTTTATAATTAGTATAAAGTTTATAATTACTTTCTATATACGTATCTTTTAATTCTATAAGGTCTGTAGCATTTAATGGCTGAACTATAAAGTTAACACTACGTTGATGACTACCAGAACCACTTTCATCATTACCTAAAACACCAACCAAATAACTAGGTTCTTTCTTTATAGAAATAGCATTAGTATTAACTCTACTAAACTTACTATAATTTACAATCTTAGCATATTCTGTAGTAGAACTTGTCCAATCTCTATTTATAGAATTATTATCTTGTACATCATATACTTTACCAGTATCTGATATATATACTCTACGTTGATAAATTAAAGTCTTATCGTTTACATAGAATGCAGGATAATTAAAATCATAACCGTGAACATAATTGTTAGGAAAATTATCAGCATCATTGCTATCAGCATAACTATAAGTTTTTACATCAGCATGTTTATAACATACAGGACCAAAACTAATAAGTTCTTTATCTTTCTTACAATATATATTACGATTAAATATTATAACATTTCCAACTTCACCAATATCAGGAGTTATCTTACCTTTACTATCTTTTAAATTAAGAACTATACCTCCGTCCATTCCAGCAGTATTCATAGTATTGCTAAGACTATCACTATCTACAGCATTACTAGCTACTATACTAGAATTATTAATATAAGCTGGATTAGTACTAGGAAGTATATAACCATTACTTGTTATTTTATATTCAGGTACATATATAGAACCATTATAATTAACTTTACCAGTTTCTACTTCACTAGCCTTAAAAAGACTTGCATTTACTCCATTCTTAGCGCAATAAGCTTGATAATTATTAGTTACTTCTGGTTTTTCATAACTAAAGAAGAAACCAATATAATCATTAGGTATTTCAATATTAGTAAAACCTACTTTAATTCTATATAAAGTATTATCATTAGCACTATCAAAACTATGACTTGAACCAGTTTTAAATAAAAGGTCATTATTATAGTTTTTATAATATCCAAAACTAGCAGTTTTACGAATAGTTGCATTAGAAGGAGAAGGTGCAGTACTTACAACTTCATAAGCATATTTATCTTTAAGAGCTTCAATACTAAGTAAATTAGTAAAATCTCTATCATTACCAGAAGTACTACTACTAGTTCGTTCTTTCAACGATGTTAACTTACTAAGTTGAACATCTATTGTAGAACTTCCAGTCATAGTAACAGTATTCAAAATTGTAGTTGGAAGAATATCATTACTAAGTTGATAACCATTAGTATAAGTACCATCTTTACGAACATAATGAATAAAGAAATTATATACACTATTAGGCATTAAAGTTCTAACAGCATCATCTACTAATACAGTAGTAGTATATACTCTAGTATTACTAGCTTTACTCATTCTAAATCTATTTGGTCTATAACGAGCAGCAGATTTCCATTTACCAGAAGTATTAATTTTTAAACCTTTATGTTTATGGTCTGTACCACCACCTTTTCCAAGACCACCATATAATCTACTAGATTTACCATTTACAGGAATACTTATAATATCAAAAGTACCATCATTGTTAATACCAAAAGCTATATTAGAACAAGGATATAAATGCTTACCTTCATAACCACCAAGAGCAAGATTATCAAAGTCACTAACATTTTCATTATTACTAGCTACAAAGCAAAGATAACGTTTAAGCTCATTGTAATCTCTAGCATTTAAAACAACATGATATGTAATGTTAGTTCCATCTACATTTACAATAGTATTAGTAGAAGGTTTTGATACTTCTACAATAGCAGCAAATATAGCATTAGTTGACCAACTAAAAGTATATATTTCATATTCTTTAGTTGTAGTATTAGTTGTATTTGATTTAGAACAAGGTTCATAAATCATCTTTGCTCTAATCTTTGTAGCATAATTTTTAAGATTTACATTATAATCACTTTCATCATAATTTGCAATATAAAGACGATTCTCATAGTTACAAAGAGAAGCAACATTAAATAAATTAAAACTATTACTAGTTAATTCATCTATTGAAGTTTCTTCAAAGTTACTAGCATCAAATATAAATTCACGAACATCAAAACTAAACTTTCTCCAAATACGAGGTAAAGCAGTATTTTCATGTTTTAGTATATATCCTATTTGATAAGCTTTATAATTATAATTATCATCAAAGTTAATATTAAACTTTAGATTATAATTACAATCTTTCTTATCATTATTGTATGAACCTACACAACGAGTTGTAGCAAGATTAGTATCACTTTTTATATCATAAACATGATTTATAATTACTTTATCTTCTAGATTTATAGCATGATAACTACTACCAATAGGAAACCAATTAGTATAATAATTACTATCTATCTCATAACGAATGAAGAATTGATAAATACCATTTGGCATATTAATTCCAGGAACTTTATCTTTAAGACTAAGATTAGCTACTGGAATATTAGCACAAATAGAATATAGTTCAGGATTATCTTCTTTTGTACAACGAGAAAGATTAATTGTTTTAAGAGGAATATTATTTTTTACAACTTCTTCGTAAACACCATCATCATCTTTACTATTGTGAGTAATAATTTTAGTAGCATCATATTCTCCAATAGCAACAATAAGTTCATTATTTACATTATAAGTATATGTACCTACAATCTTTCCACCACTATAATTCCAAGCACTATATATTTCTGTTAAATCTAAAAGACCAGTAACTTCATTTTCTACACAACGATAAATATGAGAACTATGTTCACCGGTATCAGCTTCAAGGTAACTAAGTATTACAATCTCTTTCATACAAGGAATTATACCTACTATTTTACCTTCAACTGGAGTACTAAAAGCATAAGTTAATCCTTCTTCATTCGTAATATACGAATTATCAGGACTAACTTTAATGTTCTTAGCAAACACCAAACTTCCATTAGGAACAACGTTTGGAGTTTTATTTAAATTGAGTTCTTTTACTATATTCATAATTATTATTTTCTTGGGTCAAATGTTGAGTTGTAGAAGAAGTTTCTCCAACCATCAGCATTATATAAATCATTACGAACAGAAGCAATAGCTTTACTCTTTAATTCTTTCCATTGAATATAAGGATTAGTAACAGGACTACTACTCTTTAAATCATAAACTGGATGATGACTACCACGACTAAGATATTTATATAGAATATAAAAACTTATAGCTTCTAATAGAATACCATTATCATAAACCATTGGAACTTCACAATCATAATAGTCATCGTGATAAGTCATAGGTTCAAAACTTTGAACATTTATCCAATCAGTATCAAAGTTAAGTTCAATATGACCATTATTAGTTATTACAAAGTTACGACTATCATCAGCTCTTTTAATAGTTGCAACCCTCATAAAATTACGACCAGTTTTATTGGTATCATCTATAACAGCAATTTCAGGACTAGGTTCTATATTAGTTTTAGAACCAAATCCTGAATTACAACAACTATTATTAGCTTCAAGTTGTTTTATTTCACAACCATAATCGTCAAATACTTTAATGTCAGTAGCATTTAACTGACAAGGAAATATACCTATACGATTAACTATTTGAAGTCTTCTAGTTTTCTTAGCCATAGGAAGACATTTCATTTGACTAAGCGCATCAATTATCCAAGCAGCAGCACGAGGAATCCAATCACTTTCACTAAGATTAAAGTCATTATCAACTTTACCAATGATGCGCTTCATATCCACATTTTGTTTGATTTTCATTTCTAACAAATTTAGTATACATTAATTTATCTACTTGTAAACACAGAGTTAGTTTAATCTTTAGAGATACAGGTAAATGACATATCTTTTCTTTGTCACCACCAGTAAGTTTAATTAAACCTTCATTAGTATATTGTCTGACTTTTACAGAACGATAATCAATCATGCTTAATTTATAACCATAAGCTCTATGAAGAGTACAATTACAAAGAGCAAGTTCATACCAACTTTCATCAGCTTTATAAATCCTAGGGTCAACTGCATCATATTCTAAGCCATTAGCTTTAGCAAATTCAGCTTCTTCTCTATTCCAAATTCTAATACCTTTAGCTTCAAGTTCTTTCTTGTATTTATTAGTTGCAACAAAGTCACAAATCTTACAACCAGTATTAAGAACTCTATTAATGCAAACATAACCTAGTTTACCTTCAAGACGATAACCATGAGCTTTAAGAATAAGAACATCATGTACTTTATTATAAAATATACCAATTATATTTCTATATTCAGCATAACTTAGAGCAATACATTTCTCATAAAGTTTAATCTTTTGTTCTAGTTCACTCATCTTTCGCAAATCAACAGCATAAGCAACGAGTCTAAAACATAGATGTTTATGTTCAAGGTCATTACGTTTATCTTCATACATACCTTTTGCAGCATTTTCAAGACGACCATTTATATACTTGTTCTGTTGAAACTCTGGATAATCAATTATAGGAAGAGCAAAACTATCAACATAAGGAACAATCTTAGAACGTTTTTCAACTATGTTACCAGCTAGTTCATCATAAGAAAGTCTAGCTCTTTCAAGTTCTAGAGTAAAAGCATCTTTCATATCTTGATGATACTTACTCATATTTATTGGATTAAGTCTTACAGCAGTCATACACTAATTATATTTTATAGCATTAGGAACTTCATCTGTTTCTTGATGTTGATTTAATAGTTCCCTTTTATATATTATTTCTTTTATTTGACCAATCATATCTTCACTAAGTAACCACTCGTTGTCATCATAAAGATGATTCTCAACAGTAAGGTCTCCATTAATATCTAGAATTTGATTAGGATGTTCAAAAGCAGATTCAATAACAATAGCATCTACTGGAACAATTCTATCTTTACTAGCTGGAAATAAATAAAGATATTCATTAATATAGTCATAACTAATAGCACCACAAAGTCCAGGAACACTTCCTTTAAATCTAGCAGTAGTTTCTTTAATATAAGGAAACTCTCTATTAGTTTTATATCCTACAGAACTAACTCTATCAAAAGGAAGATTATTAGTAAGTCTAATAGGTCTTGGAACTTTATCTAGAGTTCTTTTAATTTTATCAAGTGGAACTCCTTCATAATCTTCAGGTAGTTCTACATCACCATCGTTAACTGTAATAAGTGAAACTTTAAAACGTTGAGTATGAATTTTATCAACGTAAGCGTGGTTTTCATAACTTCTACGTATAAGTTCATTACGAGTATGAATTATAGCATTACGAACTCTTTCACGTAGAGTATGATTATTAGGCTGACCTACACCATGTAAAATTTCACTAGTAAGTTGAGATAAACTACTCATATCAGTATTAGTTAAATTATTAATATGAAAGCCGCCCCGTAAAAGGTATGATTAGTAGAAGTTCTACCAATTACTTCTTCTACGGGGCGGGTTTAATGTTTTACTTATCTTCTTTATTATCTGCTTTAGAAGCATCTTCAAATAAGAAATCAATAAGCTCAATAACACCAATATTAAAATCAGTACCAATAAGAGCTTTAATTAAATCATCCTCTTTAATAGTAGTATGTTCTACTTCTACTTCTTTATTATCAAGGTCTTTAATAAAAGCATTAAGTTTATTTTGAGCATTAGAATAATACTCAGTTACTTTAGCACGATTTTCATTATCAGTACGAGTAAAAGTATATTTACCAGCAGCTTCATCAGTTTCTTTCTTTTGAAGTTCAGCAAGAAGCTTAGACATTTCTTCATCATTGTCACCTTTAAGAGACTCTTTAGAATCTTTAATAGCTTCTTCATAAGAAGTTGCAATAGGCTTTAATACTTTTACATTCTTCCAAATAGCAATAGCTACTTCAGCAGGAAGTTCTTTAGTCTTAATTTGCTTGAGTACATTGTATGCACTAACAGCATTACTTTGTTTTACTTTAATCATAATAACTTTATTATTTTAATGTTTAATTTGTAGTGCAAATATATTAATAATATATTATTATATAACTACGTTATATATATAATAATATATTTTAATATATTTGCAAAGTAATCACTTAGTTTTCACTAGTACTTACAGTACTTACAAGAGAAGGATTTTTCTCTAGTTCTTTAATGAAATCATTAACAGCAGTACTAACAGAAGCAACATTACCATTCTCAATACTATTATAATTAATATTAAGATTATTACTTCCGTAATAACTAAAGCTAGCTAGTTGATTACTATTACTATCTTTTACATTACCACTATCTATACCTTCGATAGTGTCATTGTTACGAACTCGAACATTAGCGTTAATACTAAGTTCATTTACAGTAGCTTCTACATTAGAAGTCATACTTACAATTTTAGTTACTTTAATTTCCATTGTGTTTAAATTTTAATTATAATATTAATATTATGATTTATATATTGGTAAAGTATGCATTCCACTAACTTCTCCAACAAATTTAAAATCAAATGCTTCATAATAACTATCATGGTCTCTTCTATCAGAATCTAAAGTTAAAGCTATATTCCAATTATTAATTTTATATTGAGGATAGTCTTCTATCTTATTTACAATAGGTATCTGTGTTGTAGTAAAACCACCATATTCATTTTCTGCATCTTCTTTTGTAGCATAAGCAGTTAATATTACATTTTCTGTACTTACTTTTAAATAACGTTTTGGAGCATAAACATTTATATCAGTTGCTACAGGTATTGACAGATTATCTAATTCAGTTTGACCAAATGAACTTATATTAGCTCGTAAATTTACTAACGAAGTAGTACCAAAATCTAACGTAAAACTAAATTCTATATATTTATCTGCTGATACAATATATCCATTATTACCATCTATATAATAATGTCCTCCATAATACGTATTAACAGTAAAATTAGTAACTTTTACTTCTACTGTAGTATAATATGTAGGTTTTCCTTTAGTACTTATAGTAACTTTATTAAATAGATAGCCAGAAATATCTATAGTTTGTCCAGTAACATCATTATTTATAGGACAAGGTGTTACAGATGTATAAAAATAATTATCATCAACTCCACCAACAGGACATAATAGTCCTGCTATATAAATTTCATCATTAACTTCACTTTTAAAACCTAAACTATTACTACCATTGTTACTATTAATGGATTGATTTTTAAAATTAACAATAAACTCACTATCAGGTATTTCATCATTATAACTAACAGAAGCATTATTTATAGGAACAGTACCTGAAAGATATTTCATACGTTTTTTGGTTTTATTATATATACATACAGCAGGATACCATTCTTTATTAAAAGCAGATAATAAAGCTAGTATATCTTCAAAAGATATAGTATTCTTTGAATTTATAGGTTCATATCCAAAATAAAATCTTAAATAATAAGTTTGGTCTAAATATATAGTATCTCGTATACCAGTAGAAAAACGTATAGGGTCTTGATAACTATAATCTTCGGTATTATAACCAATAAAATCACTAAGTCTATAGGGAGATTGACTAGTTCCAAAAGGTATATTATAATTCCATGCACCTTTAATACTTAATTCTTCAAATGAACTTACTGTATTAATAGTGTATACTTGGTCACTTAAACTATTATTACCTAACCACCAACCTCTACTTGAAGAACTCCAACTTTGTTTATCTGAATTTAAAGTATCTGTAACAAAAGGTTTATTATAAAGATTGACAGGTTTATATTTAGAATATGGATTTAAATTCACACTCTTACAAAGAGTAGCAAGGTCATTGCTACTCTCTCCAAGAGCTTGTTTAACATCATCAATACTAACAGGAGCACTAATAATTCCACTATCACTATTGTAAGACATAATCTTTATTTTTTAAATATTCAACTTCACTTTCTAATTCTCTAACTCTAGCTTTAAGTTTATCAACTTCATCATCTATTTCAGTTAAAGCACCAAAAGCAAGACTAATAAGTTTAGGATTCCAATAGTTAATCTTTAAATAACCATTATCATCTTTAGCAACTATATCATTAAGTAATGGATTATTTACATTTTGAGCAATAAAACCAATACTATGTTTATGGTCACGAATATAATCAAATTCATAAGTACCACCAATGCTTTTAATAACCTTTAAACAATTAAGTTTATTAATGTTAGTTTTAAGACGAACATCAGAAGATTGATAAGCTGTAACTCCACCTTTAGCAAGAATACTATTAGGGAAGTAAGTATTCATATTATAATCGAAATTATATATATGACCTGTATGACCCATAAATCTATCAGTAGGAAATGAATACTTAGTAAAAGCAAATATTCGTATTTTATTTATTATAGTATTACGTAAAGCAGTAGTCTTTTGGTCATGTTTAAACTTAAATCTAATATATCTTCTATCGTTATTTCCTACACCATAACCAGCATTATTATCACGCAATAGACTTATATAATTAATTTGATTCCATCCAGTCATATGTTTAGTATAAGTTTCAACTACAGTACCATTATTGTTTAGTATTTCTACAGTACAAATAGTATCAATACCATTCGATATATCAACACTAGCAAAATAAATTTGAGAATAGCAATTATTAGGAACATTAAATGTAAACATTAGTTGGTTCTTTTTTATTTGAGCTAGTTTCTCAGCATCATTATTGCCAGTGATAACATTATAACCTAAATAAACTTGAGAATTACCTGCATTATTAGCGTATAAATTAAATTTACTATAATCTTGCATAGGATACTTAGTCCAACTATTACCATTATCATTAGAATATTGTATATTTACATTGCTAATAGGTATACTATCAGTAATAGCAGTAATTCCAGAACATAAAGCATCAGCTGAAACATAGCAACTAGTTCCTTTATTATTAAATTCAGAATTTGCAGGTAGTATACCTTGATTATATATTAAACCAATAACTGTTAAATTATCACCAATAGTAAGACTTTTAAACTTAGCACTACCAGTTTGATATATATGCCAATTATCACTATTAGCTTGACTACACATATCTTGAACTTTAACCCAAGCACTATTATTGTTATTACCTAAATATAAAACACCACCACTATTTCCAATTCTAGCTCCACTATCAGGAGTTACAGTTTTAATACCTGCAAGTCTAAGTGTACCATCACTTTGTGCACTATTAGCATTAAACGCAGAACCATCAGCTATACCAAGATAAATAGTTTTATTAGAATGAGTATATTTAAGACCCGCCCAGTTATTCCAATCCCAAGAAGTTCCGCCAAAACGAATAGCATTACCTGTATTGAATATTACTTGGTCACTTATAGCTGATATACGAGCATTAGAATTTACATTATTATTTAATCGTATAGCTCCGTTTTCAGAATCACTATTGTTTATATATATAGTTCCATTAACATTACCAGTACCATCAAAACTTTGACCCCAAATAGTTCTTGCTGTTGCAAGTTTGGTTGCAGAAGCTACATTATCAGAAATTAACGCTAATGTACCATTATGCGATGGCAAATAAACTGAATTTCCATAATTACCAGTAGTTTGTAATCTAGTAGAAAAATCATATTTACCGCTATTATCATTATGAAAGTCAATATATTTACCTACTTCCATTACTCCATCGTTTTCTATACTAGGTATATGTCCATAGGGTGCAACATTACTGCCATTAACTTGATAACCATCAACAGTATCAGCATTGCCAGCACTACTAGCATAATTAACACTAATATTTGAAATACTTTTGGTAGTTCCACCAACTGTTATACTAATTCCCTTATTAGAATTAGATAGAGCAGTAAGAAGTCCATTAGCATGATAACCGTCTAATTTATCAGCATTACCTCCATTTGCAGGAAGAGTAGTAGGTATTTGACTAGTTAAAGCTAAAGTACCTGTAGCTCTAGGAACAGTTATATCGTGTGCTATAGTTTCTGCACTAGAATTTGTATTATACCATCTAAAATGAATTTGCTCATTTGAAGCATCATCACCTACCGCTATTTCTAAAGTTCCACTATTAGCAGAAGTTTCTAAATGTCTAATCCATCCACTATCACTATTTGAATTACCATTATATGGGTCAGCAAATGCTATACCGTTAGAATAAAGAATTGTTCCACGGCATGAAGTATTATATGCTAATCCGCTAGGCGTACCTGCTACAAGAGTAAGTCTATTATTATTACCTCCAGCAGTACCGACACCTTGAATCCAAATACGCTTGTTATTCATAACAAGTTGTTTATCAAGGTTTATGTTTGTATTATCAAACCATAGTTTAGCAACTTTAGTTTCGTCACTATTATATATTGCTATACCACTTACATTGACATTATTGGCAGATTTAATACAAAACGTACCACCAATATTGTGGTCTCCAATATAAGCATCGTTTCCTACTAAATACCAAGTATAATTAGCAAATTTAGGATAACGACTATCACTAAGTCTACTATCATTAATAGTAACATAGTTTGCTAAACTTTGATGAGAAGTAAGATAAGTTCCTAAATCTACAGCAGTTCCATCACTAGCAGCAATGGTTTTAGTAACACCGTTAATCTTTACACTATGAGTATGACTAGTTGCCGACTTACCACTAAGAAGTGAATCTACACTACTTTTGGTATAATAGTTAGCTAAACTTTGATGAGAAGTAAGATAAGTTCCTAAATCTACAGCAGTTCCATCACTAGCAGCAATGGTTTTAGTAACACCGTTAATCTTTACACTATGAGTATGACTAGTTGCCGACTTACCACTAAGAAGTGAATCTACACTACTTTTGGTATAATAGTTAGCTAAACTTTGATGAGAAGTAAGATAAGTTCCTAAATCTACAGCAGTTCCA